TACAGCGTCTTGTAATTCTTGGCGATATCAATGAGCTTTCTCGCCAGTTCCTTATTCGTCATTTTCTTCTCCTCCGTCTTTTTGAATGTTGGTAATCCGTGCCATGTAGTAAACCTGCCTCAGGGTCTTCGGAAACAGCACATCGGGATTCTTGATGAGCAGATACAGCCACGCGGACGAAACGACAGATTCCCAAACATGGAACTCCCAGGGAAGCTGTGCATGGGTAGCGGTCACATAAAGCACACCGCCCGTGCCGTTTTCAATCTCCTGCAAAGCAATGCACTCATCCACATAGGTTTTCGCTTCCTCGCCATGCCCCAAGAGCAAGGCCAGCGCCGCATACCCCAGCGTTCCTTCCGTCCACACGATGTCCGGTGAGCCGGTATAGCCGCCGTCTCTGTCGCTGTAAGGCTTGAAGCCGGAGAAAGAACGGCTGCTTGCGTACCTCTGATTGTAATAATCCTGTGTGTTACTTTGGACGATGTACTTGCCATCAGTCAGGAATTCACTCTTCGCGGCATCTTCACAGGCAAAGGAGCACTCTTTGTTAATGATGGAAAAGGCCGTAATTCCCGCCCAGGTTGTGCAGTCAAGTGCCCACGCAGAATCCGGTACGGCACTGATGCCTTGATAGAATCGACCGTTTTCCTTGTCGTACAGTTTCAGATAAAGCTGATCTCTTACCAGCTCTGCTGCTTCTTTGTATTTCTTCACGTTGAGAACAAGGGAGCAGCCTTCCAATCCCTGCAAGGCGGAGCACTGATGTTCCGTAGAACACCACTCGATTTCACCCTCGATGTAGGAGTAATCGTCAAAGTCGTAAGTGCCGTAGCCGCCCTTGAGCAATCCGTACCGAGGGTCTTTGGTATCGGTGATCTGTCGGCTGATTAGAAAATCTCCCGCTTTCTTGATCATCTCATTGTAGGCGGTATCTCCTGTGGTCAAAGCGTAATAACACGCACCCCATAAGAGCCAGCCCATGGCACCGGTTCTCACATAATCCTCAAAAAGCTGTCCGATGTAGATGTCATAACTGAAATTGAACGAACCGTCATAGTTCTGTTCAAAAGCCATACGGTCAAGCATTTCTTTGCAGATGTCGTAATCACCGCTTGTAGTGAAAACGAGCAAAGCCAGTCCCACGTCATATGCCCATGTTCGGGAGTTCAGACAGTAGCCGTAAATCCGCTGCGCCCGTGTGCCGTCCTTGTCATACTGTGGGTCATCCGGAGGAATAAAGAAAGAAGCGGGCAACCGTCCGCTTTCGATGTTGGCAACAGCACCCGCAAGCCCGATGACCTCATAACCGCCGGGGATGGGATGAATCACCTTTGCAATCTTGTGTCCCTGGGTGACGTGATTGGTAAACCAGATATAGCCACCTTCACCGCAGTTCCAGATTTTGCAGTCCTCCAGCATATATTCCGTGTCTGCATAGGCAAATACCCTGACGGAATAATCCGTCAAATAGCCGTAGGCATATCCGCCATTTTCCGGGGTTTCCTCACGGGAAAGCGAGTAGACCTTTCGATAGGCTTTCATATCCTCCGTGGAAGAAATAAGCTCCCAATGTGAAGAAAGACCGTAACCGAGCCGGAATTCTTTGATGCCTTCCCGCACTTCTACGGGAAGCGTGTAATAGACTTCTTCCTCATATTCCTCGCCGGTCTCCGGGTCGATCACTTTATAGACCTCTTTGTATTCCCATTCTGCGACCCAGCTCCCGCCGGACTGCAGCGGACAAGCTACGACCTCATAGCCGATGTCACGATAAACATAGATATTCACTCCGGCATCGGATGGGCTGCTGACATTTCTCCAGCTTCCCGAAACCTGACCGGTATAATCGTATCCGTAGAAACGGCTTGTTGAAATATACCGTGGTTCAATTTCACTTTCGCCTCCGGTAAAGCCTGTGACGCTGCCCCACATGACATCGCCTTCATACCAGTCGGAATACTCCGCACCCCAATGAATGTTGTAGTCAAAGTGGTTTATATCCAGTTGATCCCTGATGAATTGCAAGGCACGGTTTGCCGCAGTCTGATATTTTTCATCATCAAACACACTCATTCGCTTTCCTCCGTTTCTTCCTCATCAACCGGAACAGTGCAATAGAAAACAAGCAGCGTCACCGTTGCCGCCGTCACGCCGGAGAGCGTTGCGCCGATATATGCATCGAATTCAGAGCCACCCCGGCGAAGAAGCGTCACGGTTCCTTCGGAGTCATCGCTGCAATGAATGTGGAAGTACGGTCTATCGTTATAGGCGCGAGTGAAATACATCGTGCCTGTGCCTATTATTTCTCCGAACTCCACAGTATACTTTGCTGTGCTTTGCCGGATGTCCTCAACCGTGGTTTCCAGCTGATACAGCGAATCGTTGATGGTCGGAATGTACTGACCAACCGTAATGGAAACCTCTTTATAGTTGAAAGGGTTCCAGTCCATTCCCACAATTCTGCTGTAAGCGTTGATGCCCAGCTTCGGAAAAACGATATGAAGCTCATCGCCGATTTCCAGACTGCCTTTCTGATAGAGCGACAGCGAGTAATTCGTCACGTCCTCCGTAGCGTTATTCGAAAAGGATATATCCTGAACAAGGCTGCTCGACATGATCTCAATCGGAGCGGTTGTGCCGACATGAGAACGGATGCCGATGGTGTAGCCGGAATACTCGATTTCGCCTCCGGTCAATGCCACAAGCTGCATCACGCAGGCACGGCGGGTGACGTTTTTATTGACTCGGAGCGTCACTTCCTCCGTAGGGTCAACCTGTCCGACCGTAAAAGGTGTGCCGGAAAGAAGCGTCAGCAGGATGTTCCTTGGGGTATCTGTCATATCGAAAGCCTGTACCTCATAGGCCTCATCGTTCAGAAGATAAGACACGTGGTCGCCGGAAAATTCGGTGTAGCAGATGCCGGAGGAGATATTTTTCTTTACTTCCGTTATTGTAAATATCAGTCCTTCCACCTCGGCAAGCCTGCCGGTCTCAATGAACCCTTCCGTCTGCCGTGTGATGATTTTTGCATCCATTGAACATTCGCCGTCAAGCTTCTGCACGATACCGCAGCCGTTTACCGCAGAATAGGTTTTGACGTGGTCTCCGCTTGAGCCGTCATCATTCTGCTCATAAATGGAAAGACGCGGATTCGGCGGGATCTCACGGTAAACCGCTGTAATGTCTGTATTCTGCGTAATATAGCGGAAAGAGGCACTCCACCCGATAAAGGTGAAGCCTGTGTATCTTTCCGGTGACGGCGGCACGGCATCTTTTCCGTATTCAATGCTCTGTGTAGACCAGACGGTTGTTCCGTCCTTTGCAAGGAAGCGGACAGTCAGAATCTGTGCCGTATATATCGGATTGACGGTAAGGTCTGAGGTTATATTGGAATAATCCTTATCCCACCCCGTGAAAGTGTGTCCAGGAATCAGTTCCGGTGTCGGCGCTGTGGCGGCATGACCGTGAGCAATATGCTGAACGGACAGATTCCCGCCGTCATACTTTTTGAAGATGACCGTGTAGGTAATATCTTCATAGGTAGGACGGACGGTCATATCTTCTTCGATGTGCGTAATGGGAACATTCCAGCCGCTGAAGGATTTTCCCGTTATGATTTCGGGAGTCGGAGCCTTTGAGGTAATGTCCTCTCCGTACTCCGCCTCCACAATGCCTAAGAGGTCATCGCCTGCGTAGTTTAAAAATCTAACTGTAAACATGGTCGATGCCTCCTTTATACAGTGCCTAAGTTTCTGAGGGACGCTTTGCCCCTTTGATACTGAATCTGAGATACGATGGTAGTGATGACCTTGCCGTCAATCATGATCGGCTGGGAAAGTTTCACTTCACCGTAGTCTCCGCTGCTTATGCCGCCTCCGATACTTGCCGTCAAATTGGCGTTCATATCCGGCAGAGCATTTTTGAAGTCCATCACATCCGCAACACCGGAGATTGCTTTTTCAATCAGCGGTCTGTTTTTACGGATTCCCTCTGCCATGCCGTGCATGAAGTCCGGCATCCATTTTTCAAAGTCCGTCAGAGGTCCTTTGTCGGGAACGGAGAAATGCAAGTAAGAGCGAATGGTCGAAGCCACATTGCTCACCGCGCTGACCACGCTTGAAATCATGGACTTGATACCGTTCACGATGTTCTGAATAATATCCCGTCCCCAGGAATAAGCCTGAGACGCAAGATTTAAGATATAGTTCTTGGCGTTTTCAAAACCATTCTGAATCGCACTGCGGATATTGTTTACTGTACCGGTAATAGCTGAAAGCATGTTATTAAATGCAGTCGTTATCGCCGTCCAGATAGCATTGGCAATGGTAGTCACCGTGGTCTTGATGGTATTCCAAGCCGTAGTGATGAATGTCGAAATGGCATTGACAATCGTCGTAATCGTGTTTGAAATTGCCGTCCACACCGTTGTAACGGTATTGCTTATCGCATTCCATGTGTTTGTAAGGAACGTGGAGATGGCTGTCACCACGGTCATGAAGATGTTTTTGATGCTCTCCCACAAACCGGTAAAGAACTCACAGATAGCATTCCATGCGACGGTGATTGCTTCACCCATTGCCTGCCATGCCTGTGAGAGCCATTCCCCCACTGCAGCAACAACCGCTTTGATGTTCTCCCACAGATCAATCCAGAACTGACGGAACTCTTCACAGTTGTTCCAAAGGTAGATAAAAGCAGCAACAAGTGCCGCAATAGCGGCAATAATAAGCATAATCGGATTTGCTGCAAGCACAGCGTTTAACGCTCCGAATGCCGTCTTCACTGTTTTTACAATACCCGCCAGCTTCGGCAGGATGGTCATAACCGTACCGACACCGGAGATAATCTTCCCTCCAATAATCAGTACCGGCGACAGGATGGCAATAAGCGATCCAATCTGAACAATGAAGTTCTTTGTGCCGTCAGACAGGTTGTTCCACCAATTCAAAACCACCTGCAAGACACTCATCAGGTTTCGGAGGATAGGAATCAGAATATTTCCGATATCCACAGCTACTGCTTTGAAGGCTTCCTTCAATTGGCTGACCTGGGAAGCAAAGGTCTGATATCTCTTACTTGCCTCATCGGTCAAAGCTGTGTTGTTCTGATAGGCCGTGCTTGAAGTGTCGATAGCATCCGAAAGTACACCTGATGCCAGAGCCAGGGACTTTAACATATTGGACTGACGGACACCGCTCATCCCCAGTTCATCCAGAACCAAGGTAGCGCTTTCGCCCTTCTCATCTAAAGAGCCAAGCCCTGCAATAAACGCCTGCAGAGCTTCAATCGGTCTTCTCTCCCACGCAGAAGCGAACTCCGCAGAAGACATGCCTGCTACGGAAGCGATTCTGTCCAGCGCTGCTGTTGAACCATTAGCAGCATCAGATGCGGCTTTTTCAATTGCCGTCAAGGTCTGCGTCATGGCAGTTCCACCGGCTTCAGCCTGAATGCCGACAGAACTCATGGCGGTTGAAAGTGCAAGGATGTCGGTTGAGGTAAGTCCGGCAAGTGTGCCTGCGGAAGCAAGCCTTGTACTCATGGCAACGATAGATGCTTCATCAGTAGCGAAGTTGTTACCAAGGTCAACGATGGCGGCACCCAGGCGGTCTACATTTCCGGTCGATTCACCGGTAATATTTAAGAAACGCGCAAGTGCTACTACCGCTTCATCTGCTGAAAGGTTCGTTGAGTCACCCAGCATGACCATCGTTTTGGTAAACTCAAGCAAATGCTCTTTTGAGATACCAAGCTGACCGGCTGCTTCGGCAACTGCCGCAATATCCTCAGCAGAGGATGCTGTTTCCGTTGCCATCTTCTGAATGCCTGCGGCCAGTTCTTCATACTCCTGCTCCGTAGCATCCGTGGTCTTTTTAACTCCGGCAAAAGCAGATTCCCAGTCGGTTGCGGCTTTTACACCTGCAACGCCGACAGCCGCAGCGGCAGCAGAAAGCGGAGCTAAGGATTTACCGACTCCGGTGATGGTATTACCGACGCCTTGAAGTTTTGTGCCCGTTGCGGCAATTTTCTCCAATGCGACGGCAGATTTTGAAGCCTGAGACTCCAAGTCCTTCAGTTTGGCCTCTGTTTCGGCGATTTCTCTTTGCAGGGCATCATACTGGGCCTGGGAAATATCGCCCCGTGCGAGGGCTTCGTTGGCCTGCTCCGCCGCTGTCTTAAGGGTTGCTAGCTTCTCTTTGGTTTCGGCAATGGCATCCTTTAAAAGTTTCTGTTTCTGCGTTAAAAGCTCGGTATTGCCAGGGTCCAGTTTGAGGAGTTTCTCCACATCCTTCAGCTGTGCCTGGGTATTTTTTATTTCACTATTGACGCCTTTTAGGGCAGTCTGCAATTTAGTGGTATCGCCGCCGATTTCGACGGTAATGCCTTTGATTCGGCTTCCAGCCATTTGGTTACTCCTCCCTTCTGAAAAAGTTGAAATTTCGCAAATAAACACGAGTAGTTATTTCAGTTTCTCGCATATTTCTGAAATAACCACCCATATAAGTTGCATCAAAAAACATCCATGTCGTGTTGCGAAGCCAGAGTCGCATAGGAATCCGACGCAGAATCATTACTGCTTTCCGTGTACATGTCAGTGACCATTCCGATAGTGAGCAGGTCTAAATCTCTTATGGAGATCCCGAGCTGCACACATCGGAGCATAAAGAGCGGGGTGGTCATTTCCCGCTCAGTTTTTCTAGGTTTTTTCGGTTCTTGACCTCGGTTTCCACGTTAAGTCCCCACAGTTCGATAATCTGCGGAAGCACCTGATAAATACTGAAGGTGTTGAAATCCTCCAGCCAATCCTCCGGTGTATCCGGGATATTCGGATCTGCATGGCGGGCCATCATATAGGCGATGTTCTCAAAAAGCTCCAGCGAGAAGGTATCCAGCATGGAGCCGTCCTCAGTGCTGGTATCCACTGCTTTTTCGAGCTGAGCCAGGTCCTTATAGATGTCCCTTCTGAACTTGATCCTGTAAAGTCTCGGAATGGCGGCAGAGGCTCTAAAGAGAACCTCTTTGCCGTCGATTTCTATCTTTTTTGTGATTGCCATTTATTATTCCCCCTCATCAACAACTGTCACTTCAACGGTTGCAGTATTTCCGGTCGTTCTGCCACCGTCGGTCAGTGTGACAACATACTCTGCTTCTCTGGTCTGGTCGGTAGTCGAAATCGTAAGTGTCGAACCGGAAACAACGGCCTGCACCATGCCGGTAGTCTCACCTTCAATCGTGACAGCCGCCGTTACAGTACCAAGTGCACCGGCAATAGTCGCTGTTCCGCTATCTTCAAGACCCAGGATCATGCTCGAGGGAGAAACACCGAAAGTCGCATTCTGCGGCATATATACACTGGAGTACCAGTTGTTATAGGCTGTAGCATTAGTATTATCGGACGTTCTCGCCTTAACATAGCCGCCTTCAAGAGGCGATGCCTTGATGGTCAGGGTCTCGGTCTTGACTTCGATCTCTTCCTCGTTGGTCGCGGACTCAATGGTCGGACGAGTTGCCGTACAGTTATACATGACGTGTCTGATCTTCTTCTGGTCTCCGTCAAACTCAAACAGAAGCGCAAAGGCAGCGGTCTCCACCGTAGCATCCTCGATCAGGACGGAGTTGCTGTCCATGGTTTCCTTCAGCACATCAGTACGGAAAGAATCAGGCAGCATGGCGATCTCAAGGTCGCCTTCATAGCCCTGGTTGTTGGACACGGTATAGTAGGCGTAACCGTCAGCGTAGAAAATAGACGGCTCACCGTTTGCTTCCAGAGAAAGGGATACCGCACCCGGGATATGCACCGGTGTGCCGAACACAGGATTACCCTGTGCGTTAAAGGTGAGAAGCGCATAATGGACGTTTCTCAGGTTATATTTCACTTTGTTTTTAGGCATTTTCTTTGACCTCCATTTCAAATGAATAAAGGACCTCATAGAGCTTTTCGGAGTCTATCCAGACTTCAGACTTGTTGTAGAAAATACCGGCTTCATCCAGTACATCTTCAACCGTTAGCTCCGTTTCCGGGTCCTTGTAGTCGGTATACAGCTCGATGTGAACTGTATTTATTTTCTTGTACACTCTGCCGTCTGCAGAGAAGTTGTTGCTCTCCGGGCAGAGATAACAGATGAAAGGCGGGTCAGGTGACTCACCTTCCGCAAAATGGTCATAGGCATAGGGAATGCCCATGGCGACTAATAATGCAACAATTGATTCCACGGCTTAACCTCCCAGTGCCTTTTCGATATCTTTTAAGAGCTTTTCCTCTGCCGCTTCCTCTGCAGGTGCGATATGAGGAATTGCCCTTACTCTCCCGCCGCCTCGCTTGGCATGACCATGCTCCAGAAGATGGGCCAATTGATAGCGGTTTGAGGAATACACCGTTACCTGTATAGCATTGGCGTTTTCCGATGTGGTTTTGCTCTTCCAGCTCTTTGCATATTTTCCGGTCCTTACCGGTGCTCCGGCTGAAACCTGCTCTTTGCAGAGTTTGCCTGCGTTCTTGACGGATTCCTTCATATCATCCGTTGCCAGCTCGGCATATTCCTCTAAGCCTTTCATGACAGCATCAGCAAGGCCGTCTACAGTTACTCTTTCCATACCTATCGCCTTTCCTTCATGCACATGATCTTCATGCTTTTCTTTTTGAAGTTCATATGATCAATGCCGGTGATGTTGTAAAGATCACCTCGAAATGAAATGCGGTATTCAGTGGAAGTCAGAGAAACAAGTGCCTGACACCAACGGACGGTAAAGGCGATCTTGCCCTTCTCCACACGCTGACCGGCTTCCGCAGCTTCAGAGCTTACGGAGCTTTCCTCACCGCTGACCGTTGCATGGCAGGTATAGTAATCCGTCCAGACTTCCCTGTGGTTTCCGATGGCATCTACTGTCGGCACGTTCTTCTGAATCGTGATCTTCTCATTCATTGCGCCAATATCCATCAGAATGCCGCCTTTCTCATTCCTTCGAGAATCGCACGAAGGTCAAGGGTGAGTTTCTTATGGTCAGCTTCCTCACGGTGTTCGTAGCAATATGCTATGGAATACATCAAGGCAAGAAGTGTTTTCTTATCAGTAGAGTCGATATACTCCTGAACGGTCACACGGGCAACATCAGCACAAAGGGAAAGAGACGAATCAATCAGGCTGCCAATTAACGTGTCGTCATCGTTATGATCTACCCGAAGGTAGGTTTTTGTTTCTGCCAATGTAATGGTCATGGGTTCCTCCAAAAGAAGGACGGCACCAACCCGTAAGCTGATGCCGCCATTTTCTTTATTCCTTCAAAATGCCTGCAGAGCGAAGTCTTACAAGCAGATAGTTATTGAGAAAGGCATTGATGCCAGCCACGTCGGTTGCGGCACAGTCTTCCAGATCGTCAACAGCAAGCACGCCGCCTGCCACAGTCTTGGTAGCCCCCGCAACAGAAATGGTGCCGGAGTTGACGTTCAGACCGTCGCCGACCTTCACGATACCTTTCTGAGATTTCGTAGCAGTCTTCACTTCAGTAAAAGAACCGCCCTCAACTTCACTGCCTTCTTCAAAAACAACTTTACCGCCAAAATGGGTGACTTCGCCGCCCTGCTCGGTATAGTTTTTCGCATTATAGCTCATAGTATTTTCCTCCATAAATCAGGAGCAGCCACCGATTAAAGTGACTGCCCCGTTCGTTTTAACTCTCTTAGTTTGCCTTCTGCTGAAGCACCTTGATGGCTTCAGGAAGGATGAGTCTGCCGTCCAGACGCTTGGATACCAGGAATCCGACCTGACCGTTACCGGCATAAAGCTCATTAAGACGCTTGATGCTGATACCCTGACGGTCGCCGATCCAGTAGTAATAAAAATCACCGAATGCGATGGTCTTTGCACCGGCCTCGATTTCAGGAGCGAATGCGGAGGTGAAGTAACGCTTACCGAGAATGGTATCGTACTCTCCATCCTTGATGGCAGGCTGCCACAGATAGTTTCCGGTACCATCTTTCAGCTTTCTGATTGCCTTGATCGTGGAATCGTTAAGGATCCAGATGGCGTTCTTACGGTAAGGAGACTTGAGGCTGTAGAACAGGTCAATCAACTCATCCGCAGAGATTGCAGTGGCGCTATTGGTTGTAACACCAACCTGTGCACCGCCGGTTCCATTAAGAATACCGGTAGGCTTGTGCGTACCATTACCGTTAAGGAAGGCATCCTCTTCCTTGGCACCGATTCTGCGGGCAAACTCAGCGTGGATATAGCTTTCAAGGTCGAAAGCGGAATCCTGCAGGAGTTCCTCGGATACCTTGATGAGTGAACCCACCTTGTGGGCATCCAGGTTCACCTGACCGAATACTTCATCGCTTTCGGTATAAGCATCTTCCTCTTCCATCCAGGAAGCAGTACCGTGAGAAGCCACAACCGGGATCTTGTGAAGTCCGTTGGAAGTGGTAATGACGTGGGCGTGAGCACGAATGACGTTTTCCTCTTCCAGACCCTTGATGAGCTGACGCTCGAATTCGTCCGGTACAAGGTAACCGCCTTCGCTGTCAGTGCCTTCGGTAAGGGAGTTCCTCAGTTCAGGAGAAATACCCCTCATACGAAGCTGATTCCAGAATGCCTTCTTATAGGCATCGGAAGCTCTGCCGGTCTTTTCATCCTGTTTCTGATTGTCGGGCTTGGAAGTGAGGGGCTTGCTGGTCGCATTCTGCATCTCACGTTCCATTGCATCGAGCTTTTCCTGACGCTCAATTTCGTGACCAAGGTCTACGATTTCCTGTTCCATACGCTCATAGGTCTGGGTGTCCTCTGCGGACAGAAGGCCCTTTTCGTTACGGTGGGAATCCAGGAAGTCCTTAGCCTGTTCCCAGGTTTTTGCACGGTTAGTGCGCAATTCATTAATCTTGCTCATAGTGAAATTCCTCCATTATTTCAAAAGTTCGAGTCTCTTTTCGAGCTCGGTAATAGGTGTGCCGGTTTCCTCCGGCTGAGGTTCGGGTTTGGGTTCTTCGACAGGCTCCTGCTCCTCTGCTTTTTCTGCGGATTTACACTTGGCTGTCAGTTTGTTCAGAAGGGCCATTTCAACCTTTCTGCCTGAGAAACTGAAAGAAGCATCATCGCACTTCTTCTTTTTCTCATCCGTCAGGACATCGTCTGCAAAACCAAGCTCGATGGCTTTGTTTGCATTCATCCAGGTTTCCTGATCCATCAGATGACTGAGTTTTGCTCTCGACATGCCGGTCTTGATCTCGTAGGCATTGATAATGCTTTCTTTAACCTCATCCAGCATTTCGATGGCTTTCTCCATGTCATCGTGATTACCGAAGGCAATCGTCATCGGATTATGGATCATCATCATTGCAGTGGGAGCCATCAGGACATTGGTACCTGCCATTGCAATCACCGAAGCTGCACTGGCTGCAATACCGTCAATCTTGACTGTTACGCTTCCTCTGTAATCCATCAGCATTGCGTAAATCTGACTTGCAGCAACGCAATCCCCGCCCGGACTGTTAAGCCAGATTGTTACAGGGCCGTCACCGGCGAACAGCTCATCATGGAACATCTGCGGAGTCACATCATCATCGAACCATGATTCTTCAGCGATGGTTCCGTACAGTTCCAGGACGCGCTCAGCCTGTCCCGACTCTGTGTCGGTCTGGTTTATCCAGTTCCAAAACTTCTTGTTTTTCATCGGACGAACTTTCCTCCTTTTCTGTGTTGTTATCTACATCGCCCGGCTTCATATAGGCGTTGTATTCGGTAATGTTTTGAAGAGGTAGCATGTTTCCGTTGATCAGATACAAATCGCCGCCGTCTTCCGCAGGAATCCTATCGAGGTTTTCAAGCTCACGGATGTCATTGGCCGACATCCAGCCGTTCTGTCTCGCTGTGGCATATCCCTGCATTCTGCTTTGATAGTCGCCTCGGAGAAGTCCTTCCACATTAAATTTGAAGAAGTATTCTTTCTTCTCGTCGTCGGTAAATAGAGCACGTGACAAACTCTGTTCCCACCGGATGACCCAAGGATCCAGTGTGTACTTCACAAATTCGAGAGACTGCTGTTCAATATTGCTGAATGAGCTCTTATCGAGGTCACCGACCATATGGGGCGGCACCCTGAAAATTCGGGCAATCTCATCAATCTGGAACTTTCTTGTTTCCAGGAACTGCGCATCTGTCGGATTGATGGAAATCGGCGTGTATTTTAAGCCTTCCTCCAGAACAGCCACTTTGTTGGAATTGGAACTTCCACCGAACTGGCTCATCCAGGAATCCCTGATTTTCTGCGGGTCCTTCAAAACCCCAGGATGCTCCAATACACCGGAAGGCGCTGCACCGTTGGCATAAAACTTTGAACCATACTCTTCTGCTGCAATCGCAAGACCGATAGCGTTCTTTGCCATAGCGATAGGTGAATAACCGACCAGACCGTCAAAACCAAGTCCTGGAATATGAAGCACATCCTCCGGCATCAGAATGACGGAAGAGTTCGGCATATCCGCACCCTCTTCGGAGCTTTTCTGATATCGGTAATAGAGCTGACCTTTGTCGTTACGGTCTACTTCCATCTTTCCCGGCATCAGCGGATACAGACTGATGATCTCGCCTTTGCCGTTTCGGATGATCTGCGCATAGGCATTTCCGTACAGCAAAAGGTGCGTCATCAGCGTTTCCCTGAAAACAAAGCTTGTCATTTCCGGATTCGGCTCATCATGTAAAAGGAAATAGAGCGGATGATTCATCGCTTTTTCCTTGCCGCCGTCATCTGTATATTTGTAAAGATGTATCGGCAAGCCTGCCACCGCCTCAGCCAGAATCCTGACACAGGCATAGACCGCCGTCATCTGCATCGCACTTCGCTCGTTTACCGCCTTCCCGGAAGCAGAGCCACCAAAGAAGAAACTGTAACCGGAGCCTGCGGTTCTGTTCTGAGGAGAATCCCGCTTGCGAAACAAATCACTTATAATACCCATTGACTTTTTTCCTCCTTAACCAATAAAGAAAATGCCCCGGTCGTCATAAACCGAAGCACTGTTATCGTTTCCGCATCGAATCGCTCTGTCTAAAGCCATAATGGTTGCAACAGCGCCATCGATTTTCTCTGTACTTTTTTCTTTGTCTGCTTTGATGTTTCCGGCAGGATCGGTTCGGATATAGATGTTATCCATCATCCAGCGAAGCACCGGGTGGCCGCCGTGGGCTATCCGCTCTTCCAGCACCAGCTTCATCAGTTCCTTTGTCGGTGGACTCATCGAAGCAAATCCCTGACCGAAAGGTATGACGGTGAAGCCCATGTTTTCCAGGTTTTGAACCATCTGCACGGCACCCCACCGGTCAAAGGCAATCTCACGGATGTTAAACCGTTCACCGAGCTTTTCGATGAACTTTTCGATAAAGCCGTAATGAATGACATTTCCCTCTGTCGTCTGGAGAAAACCCTGTCTCTCCCATACATCGTAGGGAACGTGGTCTCGGTTTACCCTCACTTCCATGTTTTCCTCAGGAATCCAGAAATACGGAAGCACCACATACTTATCATCCTCGTCCATTGGTGGAAAAACCAAAACAAATGCACTGACGTCCGTTGACGATGACAAGTCCAGTCCGCCGTAGCAGACACGACCTTCCAGTTCTTCCGGGTCAACTTTAAATGCGCATTTATCCCACTTGTCCATTGGCATCCAGCGAACAGCCTGCTTGACCCATTGGTTTAGCCTCAGCTGTCTGAAGCTGTTCTCTTCTCCCGGGTTCTGCTTTGCCGACTCACAGGCCGCTTTGACCTTGTCGATTCCAACCGTAATCCCAAGAGACGGATTTGCCTTCTTCCACACCTCCGGGTCTGTCCAGTCGTCGCTTTCATCCGCACCATAGATTACCGGATAAAAAGTCGGGTCGATTTTTCTTCCCTCCAGAATATCCTTTGCCTTCTGGTGCGTTTCATAGCAGATTGACTTGGTATCTGTCCCGGCAGTGGTTATAAGGAAATATAACGGCTGCATCCTGGCATCTCCGGAGCCCTTAGTCATTACATCAAAGAGTTTTCTGTTGGGCTGTGTGTGTAGCTCGTCAAAGACAACGCCGTGGATATTGAAGCCGTGCTTCGAGTACGCTTCCGCAGACAGCACCTGATAGAAGCTATTTGTCGGAAGGAAGACTATGCGCTTTGTTGCCGTCAGAATTTTGCATCGTTTGCTTAGCGCCGGACACATGCGAATCATATCCGCTGCGACCTCGAAAACAATGGATGCCTGCTGACGGTCAGCGGCACAGCCGTAAACTTCTGCACGTTCCTCGCCATCACCGCAACATAATAAAAGAGCGACAGCCGCAGCTAATTCGCTCTTTCCCATTTTCTTCGGTATTTCAATATAAGCAGTGTTAAATTGCCGGTATCCGTTTGGCTTCAGCGTTCCGAAAAGATCCCGGATAATCTGTTCCTGCCAATCAATTAATTCAAAGGGCTTTCCCGCCCATGTGCCTTTCGTATGGCAGAGGCACTCTATGAAGTTGACTGCGTAATCGGCAGTGCCCTCATCATAGTAGGAGCCTTTGGCCATAAACTGCGTAGGCTTATATTTCTTCAGTTTTCGCAATCTGCGCTCACCTCCTCAGGGCACAAAAAATAGCCGCATTTCTGCGACCTTCATTTTTCCACGATATCATTATATCAGGTTCCTGCTATATAAGCTTCCACGATTTTACTCATTTGCTTTTTTTCAAAAAAAGTTTTCTGTACGAGCAACAGCCCCATCCGGAGCTGAAGCTGCTTGCTATTTGGTTGTCTGGTTCTTTAGAACCGTTTGATGCTTGCGTTATCCTCGGCATCGAAGCTGACGCTATAGCGGTATTCGCATCCCCGCTCGTCCTTGCTGATCACCCGGATGCCGCCTTCAAAGGCGCTGTAAGCTCTGCCGAAATGTTCCCCTTCGGGGAGCTGGCTGATTACCTGCTGTAACTGCTTTTCTGTCATGGTGTTCCTCCTCGATTTCGGGCTCTGCCCTTTTGGTAGTGTGGATATTACCATTGTGTTCTTGGTATAGCAAGTCAATTCTTGATAATAAATTACACAATTTTCAGGCTAAAACGAAGCAGTTTTTACTGCGTTTCACCACGATCTCCCGTCAGAATGAAATGCACATATTCCTTTGGTCGCTCTTCAATGAGCAGGACCAGCTCATGAAAATCCATCTCAAAAGCGATACGCTGAACAGTCCTCGTATCGAACATGTTCGTCCGTCCGGTTGCCCTAACAGCAAGCACCTGAGTTACTTCTTTCTCAGTCATTGTCGCACCTCCGACATGAATCTTCTCCGAAAGCGACCGACAAACCGCTTCCGTTATCCCAAGCCACTCCTATTGAGCCGATGTCGTCCACATAGCGAACGGTTCCTTTTGTTCCAACAGGCGGTGCTTGAAAATCCGACATACTCAAAAGCTCCACACGGCATCCTACCGGGTACTGCTCTCTAAGCCGTTCCACTGTTTCTCTGCTTGGAAATCCTTTCATTCTTCGTCACCATCCTCTCCGTTTAAAATCGCCTTGATTTCTTTCTGCACCTCCGGGTCCTGGAGTCTTTCCTTTGCTTCCTCCACATCGAACTCTACCGTGTTTTCCGGTGTGGGAATCGGGTCGCAGCCGGGTGCGTAATTTTTGCGAATGTCATTCTTGAAAGCTGAGGAGCCGGAAAGGTTAGCCATAAGAATTTTTCTCGCGCCCTTGTACTCGTCTCCAATTAGTCCGATGCGGAGCAGAATGCAGCGGAAAGCGTACTTTTTGTTGTCGATTGGCTTGTCTTTGGCTGTTACCCTCTTGGCGTTTCCCATCATCTCGCAGAGCTTGCAAACGAAGGTGCTGTATGCCTGAACCTGTTCAGGTGTTGCCTCTCCGTCAAACCATGGGAAGGAAACCTTCTCCTCATCCACTTCAATGGGAAGTTCGTCCGCTTTGAATGCCTCGCAGAAAAGGTCGTGCTTTGCTTCCACGTACTTTTTGAGGTTCGCAAGTCCTTCTTCACCCAGCTTTTCCTTCGGGTAGGCAATGGCGATCATGCTTTCTTCGGTTTCGACCTCTGCTTCAAAGCCTCTTTCACAAAGGGCTTCAATGAGCTGCTCGACTTCCTCGCTGTCGGCGCTGTCATCAAAGCTCAAAACTCCGTTCTTGTCTACCATGAGGTAGTCGATCTGGTAGGCGCAGGAAGGAACTCCGAGGTATTTGGCATCGCATTCCATAATTTCTCCGATTGTCTGAACCAGCTTTTTTCGCTCAGAACCTGTTACGTTGTAGTTGATTGTCATCTTAAAAATCCTCCTAAATGCTTATTCCATAAGGGTTTGCCCCTTTGGTGTCTATATAGATCACTCAACGGGGCTCATAAGTCAACAACTATGTCCAAAACATATCAAAAAGTTCACATCTTCTAAGAAGCCCCTAGAGTGTGTTTCTAAATGCATACCCTATCAGGTTATGCAAGAAGAATGCGGATACAGGCCAAATGAACAAAGGCGAGGAAACGGGATGCGAGCTTATCATAACGCATGGCAACTCTGCGGAACTCCTTGAGCTTGAGGAAGAATGTTTCGACAAGATGACGTTCCTTGTAGAGCCACCAATCGACAAACCACGGGTCGGAGTTATCTGACTTGGGAGGGATGCAGAAATTTGCGTCTTGGTCGGCGATAAACTCGCGAAAGTCCCACTTGCCGTAGGCTCTGTCAGCGAGAACGGTAGTGTCTTTGAGGTCAATTCGGCGAAGAAGTTTTTCGGCGACAGTAATGTCGCATGTATTGCCGGTCGTCAATAGGACCTCGATCGGATTGCCCAGGGCGTCCACAACGGCATGAATCTTGGTGCTTCTGCCGCCACGACTGATGCCGATGCACTGATTAACCTGCGTCCTGTCTTCACAGGCAGTTACCTTTTGGGCGGGAGATTCTACGGTTTTGGAGGATTTTGAGAGCCCCCTCTCTCGGCACCGGCGCTTGCCTTATGTGCCTTGATGTAGGTGCTGTCTATGCTGATGTCCTGCAAATCAGCATCCTCGCCAAGTTCATGAAAGATTCTCTCGATCAGGCCGTTCTCAGACCACTCCCTGAACCGCTTGTACACCGTCTGCCACGGTCCATACCGCTCCGGCAGGTCGCGCCACGCCGCTCCACTTCGGGCGATCCAGAAGATGCCGTTCAGCATCTCTCGGGGGTCCCGCTTCGGTCGCCCCTTGTCGCCCGCCTGACGCTCTGGAAAATAGGGCTGCAGTCGCTCCCATTCCGCGTCTGTCAGTTCGTACCGTCGAATCACTCGTGTCATCTCGTTCACCTCATGAGTTATTTTCGACATTCATGCCCTGTTTCCCTTTTTGGTTTTTTCTCTATTTGCATATTTCCTCGTTTCTCGCCAGGATTTATGCTTTTGAAAACACACTCTAATGCCAGTCAGGAGAAATGATTGCAGCCTTGAGTACGTCCGCATCCTGATATCCGACAAACCTCGCTTTCATCTGGCCGCCTTCTTCAATGACAATGGTCGGTGTACTCATGACCAGGTATTTTTTCATTCTCGGGTCTTCAGTCTCAACATTAATAAACTCATAGTCCGCTGAACAATTCTCAGCTACTTCTTTAATAATCGGCTTCATCGCCTGACAGGGTTGACACCAATCGGCGGTAAACAATAACACTTTCACTGGGATACCTCGTTAAATTTCATGTCTAAATACTTAGCGGCTTCCGGAACGGCCCTTTCAAAAACCGTCAGATACCGCATGGCCGAACTCTTCTCCCCGTTGGCAAGTGCAAATTCCCTGAGGGACTTCTTTTTAAAGAATCCCGGCTGATTGCACCAACGGGCAATCGTGATATACATTCCACGATACGGACTTTCTGTGTAGCGGTTAAACCGCATAATATATGGAAGACAGTGGTATTTCATCAGAAGCTCGATCCTGCGGAAGAGGTCGATGATGTCCTGCCGCCAAAAGTCCGCATCCCACTTGTCCGCACGGTCAAAACCGCAGAAGCAGTAGAACTTCGGTACGGCATTGGTATATTTACGGATCAGCTTCAGCTTATCCTCAATGAGCGGCATGTCCGCAATGTTATCAAAAGCGAAAATATAGTCACCGTCATAGTTGGAGCGGAACAGCACCTCACACTTTTCATCGGTAAGCAGCCTTTCATCAAGGCCCTGCTTAAACTGAAAAGGTCTGCCCGTTGCCTGCAGGATTTCCAAAAGCATCCGCCAGTTGGGGCATCCGAAGAAGTTATCATCCAAAAGACAGATCTTCGGTCGGCTCTCATCGTAAAACTCAAACAGCGGGCTATGCATCTGCACACGGTCGTAGTTTTGATTTACACAGAAGGAACATTTGCGAAAGCACCCACGGGTCAGAAAACCGATGGAGTAATCCGTATAATAGGAAAACTCTCCCGGCTTCTTTCCCGCTGCAATCTGTTCAGCGACCCACTCATCATACAGATGATAGTCCGGCCTGTGATGTTCTACTTCATCCGGTAGTGCCGGAGCCTTGTCATAATAAAAGCCGGTACCGCCGAAGCTGACATTTGAAAGCTTCAAGACGGTATCCGGCACTTTTGTATCGGTGAACACCTTTGAAATATATGCTTTATCGTAGTCTTCCAGGTTTTCATAATCGAGCTTGAGGATGACATCATCGCCGCATTCTTTGTGATACCCGGAAAGCTTCATGCAGGCAAGATTCGGAAACCGATGCCTTTTTCTGCCGATCAGGTCGGCATCAATAATTGCTATTTTCATGATGTCAGCTCCTTTCCCTTAAGCATTTCTCTGATCACAGCCCACCGTTCTTTCCCGCAGAAGGATTCACATTCTTCTTCATTGAGATTGTCGCTGACTATTTTCAGAACATATAATTTCCGGCACGGAATCCGTGCAATTTTGAAAAGCTCCATATCACAGATACAGCCAGTTTCAAACAGAGGCTTGTCCACAAAGGACTCTGCCGTATAGCAAGGCGTATGGAGACAGTCAAAGTTTTGATTCAGAGGAATCCGTTCACCGGTTTCAAGCGATACCGCCTCAGACGGTTCTATAATCGTTCCCGGCTTTATTCCGTTAGCGCCACAAAAACCGATGTTGACTATAACGTCATTCGGATTGATATTCGGAAGACTTACTGCTCCGATTCCTATCACGCTGCACGGAAGACCGAGATACTCAGCTTCCCGTTTCATAGCAACAAGAATATGAATCTTTGCAGATTTATCATTTTCCTTCATCTTTGAAGTTCTCCAATCCGTCTGCCCACACGATTCCGGAGAGTACAAAATATGCATTACCGAGGTAGATGCCATTTCCCCAAAGACGATATTCCGCAGAATCCGAAGCCGGGTCTTTTAGCCACTTGATGATCTGCTTCTCCGTTTTCGGTTTGGATGCGTGGGTAACCAGTTCTCTATGGGTTTCAAAAATCTTGTACCATTCATAGACTTCTTCACTTGTCGGATGCTTGGTTCCGAGGTCGGAACACCACCAGTCCGGAAAACCCTGTAGTCTTGCACATTCTGTCGGCGTCAGACGGCGGACGATATAATGCACTCCGTCATCATCTTCATCATTGACGATGGGCGGGTCTTTGTAGTCCGTAGCCACGAGGGTGTTTGCCACTTCCTCGGAAGCCATGGTGAAGAATGATGCTTTGCTTGCCGAATATGTCGGCTCGGCAACAGCTCCCGGACCTTTGGCAACAAGTGTCGGCTGCACTTCCTCTTCAATGGCGGGTTTATACTGTGCGTTTTTGCCTTGGTTAAAAGCATCACGACCGATACCGTAGGCTACTGCGTGGCGATCCGTACCATCCAGGGTAAAGCACACATCCTCATTGACACCGCTGCCCTGGGGACCGTTGTTGTCGGCTCTGCCGATCATCGACCCCTGCAGCACAAAGGTCTGCTGATGGATGCCGGGTTCAGCGGCAAGGGCTCCTGCTTTATCTTCCAGGTCTCGCACTTCTTCACGCTGATTCTGTGAAAAAGCAACCACGACCATTCCTCCTTGCGCGCAGTCGGGCCGTCCGCCGTTGGCATCCAGCGTTCTGGTGGAATCCGCTTCATAGAATCCGCTGTGAGGGTTGTCCGATTTCATGGCATTGCTTGCCTTGGAGCAGACACCGTAAACCTTCTGCTCCATCAGAAGAGGAACATTTCCTCCTCCCGTGCCACAGCGTTCCGTGATTGTCTGCACAACTCCGTCTTCGGAAAACTTCACTCTCGAATCTGTAGGATGGTTTTCAATGGCAACAGCCGCCGGAACAACACCCGCTCGGAGGGTCGGTGAGGTTTCTTCCTCATAGCCGATGCTTCTGCTCTTTGCGGAATGCTCCGTACAGAAGCCGGCGGATTCCATAACAATAGGAGGATGATGTGCCTCAGCTCTCAGTGTTGCTGTTTTGTCTTCCAGCACATCCATGCGGTTTCCGCCCTGGTCGCAGAGGACTAATCTTTCATTCTCTCCGCTTGCTGCTCCAACGCTCTTTTCAGGATTTTCGGCAGTTCTTTGCCACGCACGAAAGCCCTCCGCAGAATACCCAGACAGGCCTTCCGACTCAAAGAGTATCTTTCCGGCACACCGGTCTGTAAAATCTGCGACAAGGTAGATACGTTTTCTGCGTTGGGGCGTTCCCCAGTATTGCGCGTCAAACACTCTCCATGCGACTGACCAGCCGTTTCCCAGGATTTCTCCGGAAGGCAGCCACTTATCAGGCGCAGGAACAGATACGGTTTCGTCACAGATTTTGCAGAAGCTTTCGAGGACGCATCTGAAATCTTCTCCTTTGTTGGAGGAGAAGGCGCCGGGGACGTTTTCCCAGACAGCGTATTTTGGATATTGTCCATTGGTTTTTTCCCTCATTTCTTTGATAATGCGGATGGCATCATAAAAAAGAGACGACCTTGAGCCGTCAAGACCGTCCCGTTTCCCTGCGACTGACATATCCTGGCAAGGGCTGCCGAATGTGATTATGTCAACCGGCTCGATGTTCCCGCCATCCATCTTGGAAACATCTCCGTAGTGTTTGACAAAAGGCAGCCGCTTCGTTGTCACTCGAACAGCATAAGGCTCAATTTCCGAAGCCCATACCGGAGTAACACCCGCCAGCAGTCCTGCCAAAGGGAAACCCCCGGAGCCGTCAAACAGGCTGCCGAGGGTCATCTTTCTTTCACTCATGCGTTTCAACCTCCTTAACGAGATCCGCATACATCAGCTTTTTACCGTCACGCTCCACATAAATCTCATCCGGGCTGATGCCGTCTTCCACGGCTCTCCGGAGAATAACGGAAGCATACTTCTCATCCAATTCCATCGTGTAGCAGACTCTGTTCGTCTGTTCACAGGCCATCATGGTTGAACCGGAACCGCCGAAGGTGTCCAGCACGATGCCGTTTTCCTGGGTGCTGTTTTTGATTGGATAGCACAGAAGATCCAGCGGCTTGGAGGTAGGATGGTTTGCATTCTTCTTAGGCTTCGCAAAGTTCCATACGGTTGTCTGCTTTCGGTCGGAATACCAGTTGTGCTTTCCGTTCTGCAAAAAGCCGTAGAGTACCGGTTCATGCTGCCACTGGTAGTCGCTCCGTCCGAGGACGAGGCTGTCCTTGACCCAGATACAACAGCCCGCCAAATGGAAGCCTGCGTCAATAAACGCCTTGCGGAAGTTCAATCCTTCGGTATCGGCGTGGAACACATAAGCCGCCGCACCTGCAGAAAGAAATGCTGCCGCTGCTGTGAAGGAATCGTAGAGGAACTGGTAAAATTCCTCGTTCTTCATGCTGTCGTTCTGGATGGTCAAGCCGGATGCGCTCTTGAATGACACTCCATACGGAGGGTCGGTCAAAAGTAAATTTGCTTTCTTGCCGTCCATCAGCTTGGCAACATCGTCAAGGCTTGTGGCATCGCCGCAAACAAGACGGTGTCTTCCAACCGACCAAACATCACCCTTTTCCACGAATGACGCTTTCTCCAGGGCTTCCGACAGGTCAAAGTCATCATCCTCGGCATCGGTTTCATCACTTTTGAACAGGTCTGCCAGTTCCTTTTCATCGAAACCGGTCAACGAAACATCAAAGGCTTCACCCTGCAATGCTTCAATCTCCACCTTCAAAAGTTCTTCATCCCATCCGGCATCGAGAGCCATTCTGTTATCGGCAAGGATGTATGCTTTTTTCTGAGCCTCTGTCAGATAATCCACATACACGCACGGGACCTCAGGAATGTGTTCTTCCTTGGCGGCTAAAACTCTGCCGTGGCCGGCTATGATGTTCAAGTCTTTGTCTATGATGACGGGATTGACGAAACCAAATTCACGCAAAGAAGCCCGGAGTTTATTGATTTGCTCCGGACTGTGCGTTCTTGCGTTATTGATATAAGGTACGAGCTTGTCTATCGAAACAAGCTGCATTTCACTGGTCGTTTTCATACGAGCCCCCATTCCGCGAACTTCTCAAAGCCGCCTACGGTGCGGATATAATCACGAGCGATTTCCACGATCTCAGAATAAGGTTTGCCGTCCACCGTCTCATCTCCGATGGCACAGCACAGTTCCACAGGCTTTCCCGTTTTCTGTGCCTTGAGCCATGCGTAGATATTGACGCTGACATCGGCTTTACTCAGATCCTTGCCGTGCAGACCGCCGCCGGTCACGCTGTCAGCCATATCGGAGCCGAGCTTTCTGTTGGTAGCGCCGGTATCTACATCCGTGCCGCCAGTCCAATCCCCGATGGGGTTGACTTCCGCAAAGGGATACTCTTCCATAAGTTCGGTTGAGTCCGCATTGCTCTGACAGATGATCAGACGGTCACCGTCAAGGATGTACTTGCCGTCCGCTTCATAGGTTCTGTAAATGTTCCTTGCAATTTCCGACAGCTTCTTCTGCTCACCGGTCACGGGCATTCCCTTAAAAATGCCGTTGTCACCGCAGCGGGTCTTTCCGCGCTGATTTTTTGCAAGGTGTACATCCTGGGGAACTTCTACATAATCAACTACTACACTTCCGGCAATACGAGCTGCGATATCAATGACATCCTCAACGGAAATATGTGTAGAAGTCTCAGCGATGACATGACAGACTCTGTGTCCGACCAGCACTTCAACTGCGATTTTCGGGTTCTCCTGCTGTTTGTAGGCCAGGTCAACAATTGCCCCGGCAATGCGATCTGCAATTTTATCCGGATGGTCCGGATTCACTTTTTCGTACATAATTATCATCCTTTCCGAGCGTTCAGAAGACGCTCCATCAAATCGTCCTGAGGGCTTGCTCCGCCCCATTCCACTGAACAGTTGTCACGCACCACGGAGTAAATCTGATACCAGGCGGCATTGATCTGCTTCATATAGTCTCGACTCATCGCTACATACGGGCTTGCGATTGCATTCCCCGTTGTCGGGTGCTTTGCCAAAAATCCGTATTCGCTGATGCACTGTTCGCACTGTATCCATCGGGATACGCTCATTGCGTACTGCTCGATCTGCGGAATGGTAACCAGCTTCTCACAGCCACGCTCGACAAGCCATCTGTATGTGTCGTTGAATACTTCCTCCGCACATAAATCCTTGCCGCTCTTTTGTTCAGATTTCAGAAACTCCTTTACAGGAGGGACGTCTACACCGCTGAACTCTGCCGGTTCAGGCAGCACCATTGCGCCGCCCGCTTTTCCGTCACTGATTTTCTCGACCAAAGGTTTCGGCTTCGGCCCTGTTCCGGGTCTTGCACCACCTCTGGCAGTACCATCTTTAGCCATTCTTTTTCTTTCCCTCTCTTTCCGCATTTTTCATGGCCGCATAGAATGTGGGGTCAGAATAACCCTCCGCATTTTTGTGCCAGTTGATGTTTTTATTTGTCTCTGCTTCACGCTGCGCCTTACGAAGCGCACGTTGTTTTTTCCTGTCTCTCATAGGTCCTCCTGAATCCGGGGGTTAATACCCCGTTTGAATAGCAATTTTTGCGTAAATGACCCAGCGCCGGTCTCCTGCGGGTCCCTTGGTAGAGATGAAAACCGCCCCTGGGGGTCATCGGTCACCCAGCTCCTGGTGTGTCCGTTGGTGGCACGAGCGGCACAGGCTCTTGAGGTTGCTCCGGGCGTGTGTGCCTCCCTGACTGACCGGCACGATGTGATGCACCTCATCCATCAGCGAGACCCTGCCTTCCTCAAGGCAACGCTCACACAGCGGGTGCTCCCTTGCGTAGCTGTCACGGATACGCTTCCAGGCTCGACCGTACTTCTTGTGTTTGTCCGGTGCCCTCACGTAGAGGTCGTACTCACGGTTTGCTTTGGCAGCATGTTCCTCGCAGTAACGGTTCTCTGTCAGGTTGGGACAGCCTGGGTAAGCACACGGCTTCTTCGGTTTTTTCGGCACGTAATCATCTCCTCTCTTTCCCGCCGTCGGTCTCTCGTTTACACCTCAGGCTTTTTAATTTTTTGAATTTTTCTTTTATCACAAACTTTATGATGTACCAGCATTGCTCTGCGGCACTGACTTTTCGGTATGGCATGGGTCTCATCCTTTCAGGCATTAAAAAAGGCCGCGATAAACGCAGCCGTAAAAAGGGCACGAAAAAAGCCCGAAGGATTTCTCCCCGAGCCATTTTTCCACGATACCATTATATCATGTTTCCGCCATAGAAGCTTCCACGATTTTACTCATTTTCTCTGCCGGACATTTTTTCTCTGCCCAGTTTTCCACGATACCATTGTATCACGTTTTCGCTATAGAAGCTTCCACGATTTTACTCATTTGATTTTTTTCTTATTTCCCGTACAGAAGCAGGCTGAGTTTTGCTAGTGCTCTGTTCTTTTTGTTGTAGGCAGAGGACTGTTCAATTCCGAAGTAATCCATGATTGCCCTGATCGCACCGCCCCGTTCACGATAGGAAACCCAGTAGTAAGTCTCAAGGCAGGCACGTTCTTCCTCGGTCAGGGAAGCAAGGGCGGGTTCCATCCACTCCATGTATTCCACTGCCTGACGGTATCTTTCCTTCAGCACATCAATCTCATACAGCCCTTTGATGTACCGTTCTTCGGTTGCCTGAGGATTATGGGGTCCTTTCGGCATATCCGATAACACCGGACTGCCAATGGAACTCATACGCTCATGGACGAAGTTAATCTTCTCATCGGTATGCTCAATGATATCCTTCATTGCGCCGAAATCTGTCAGCGCCTTTTCTGTTGCCGCAGTCTTATCCAGGTACTGCCACATAATGCTCATAAATTCGCACCTCCGATTTTTATTCCCTCGGATTGGCACGTTTTTACTATGATTGTCTTTCGTTTACTCTGATTTTCTCATCATTCGCCGGTATCGACATCGGGGTACTCTTTTTCAAGCATCTTTATCAGGTACTCCCCGTCAACATCGGTCAGAATCTCATACCACTGAGAACGGAAGAACCCTTTCAGCTCTGTCACTTCCGCTCTTGCAATGATATTCTCCGGGTCTTTGTCCAGGCGTTTCAGAGCCGCCCGGTAATCTTCGGCGGCATTCTGCACGATGGCATTCGCAAGCGCCTGATAAGGATCAAGTCCATCATTTAAGCCTTTCTTCATCTACGACGCACCTCAGCTTTCACTGCCGCAATCAATGCTTCCTGGGTCATGTCCTTTTTCTCCAGCCTTCTTAAAATCTCACCGTCAATGGTGTTCTCGCAGATGATGTGCTGGATGACCACCGTTTTATCTTTCTGACCCTGACGCCACAGTCTTCCGTTTGTCTGCTGATACAACTCAAGGCTCCACGTCATTCCGAACCAGATGATGGTCGAGCCGCCCTCCTGCAAATTCAGACCGTGACCGGCACTTGCCGGATGAATCAGACCGACCGGGATTTCTCCACGATTCCACCGCTCAATGCTGTCGCTTGTGTTGATGCGATCGAACTTCACTCCAAGTTCGGAAAGGCGATGACTGATTCTGTCAAGGTCATGCTGAAACCAATAGGCTACGAGAACCGGCTTGCCGTTTGCGGCTTCAATCATATCTTCCAGAGCATCAAGCTTTCGCTCATGGAAATCAACAACCTTCCCATTGTCGTTATAGATTGCACCGTTTGCCATCTGTACGAGCTTTCCGCAAAGAGTAGCGGCATTGGCGGCAGTGATCTCTTCATTCGGAAGAATCATATTCGATTTCAAAGCCATATACCGATCCAGCTCTTTCTCATCCATTTTCACCACATACTCGCTCTCTATCCGCTCCGGCATTTTCAAATAGTCCGCACTTTTCATGCTGATAGTAATGTCGGATATTCGTTTATAAATATCTTCTTCGGCAAAAGGAAGCGGCTCATATTTCATGGCGTACTGGGAAGCACCTACACGAACCGGTCTGAAATATGCAGTGCGGAATCTGGTAAGGAATCTCCCCAGCCTCTTTCCCAAATCCAGTATCCGATACTCGGAAAACAGATCCTGTAAGGAGTTGGGTGCCGGAGTTCCGGAAAGACCGACCACTCTTTTTGCTCCCACTCTTACCTTCAAAGCGGCTTTTGCTCTTTTTGCTTGAGGGTTTTTATATGATGACAACTCATCCAACACCAGCATATCGAAATCAAGAGGCACACCGCTTTCCTCCACCAGCCACGGCAGGTTTTCACGATTGATCACATAGATATCCGCTTTGCGAAGAAAAGCGATTTTTCTTTCTTCCGCATTGCCTACCGCAACGCTCATTTTCAGATCCTTCAGATGATCCCATTTCTTCAGTTCCGCAGGCCATGTGTCACGGGCTACTCTCAAAGGACCGACAACCAGGACTTTTCTAACCTCAAACCTGTCATGCATCAGCTCTTCTATGGCGGTCAGGGTGATAACCGTCTTTCCTAACCTAAGCCCATGTCCAGCAGAACAGCGGCAACAGGATTTTCCTCGATAAAATCAATTGCATATTTCTGATAATCATGCGGAATGAACTTCATACGGCATCACCTCCTCTTTTTTTATTTTCATTATCCATCCCTACTCTTTCTCCATTTCTTTATATCCATTTCCCTTATCCACTTTTACTCTCACCATCTTTTTCCCCTTTCATCTCCATAACCAATTCCCCGATTCCTTCTTTACTGTCGATGACCTCGACCCTAAAGCCGTAATCCCTTAATTTCTGTATTCTCGCTGTCTGCAGCGGTCGGGGTTTCTCCCCCGGGGCTTTCAGTTCTGCGAAAATGATTCTTCCGTTAGGAAAAAGCACCATTCGATCAGGTACTCCATCAAAACCCGGAGAAGTGAATTTCAGGCAAAGTCCGCCTGCTTTTTCCACCTCATTTTTAAGTCTCTTTTCTATCTCACGCTCTCGCATTCCATTACTCCTTTTTTACACTCCATTTTTACATCCCATCTTTTTCCTCAACAGAAAAAGCACCAAAGAACAAGGAACAAGCAAAATACTGAAAAACGAAAAAACTTAAAAAAAATATGATCTGAGGAACAAGAGAACAAAAAGCACCATTTTTTCTATATATCTCTCTACCTATTGTTTTTTTACCCTTTTACCCCTTTTTTCTTTACTTCTATACTCATTAGATAATTTCTTGTTCTCTTTGTTCTATAACTACCGTATAGGCTATTTTTCCTTGGATTTACGGGGGTTTTGAGGTTTTGGGAGCAGGAACGAGGTGGAGGAACGATGCCGGAACGAGTTTTTCTTCGTTCCATTTCGCCTTTTCAGCTCGTTCCTCGTTTCCCCCGCTCGTTCCATCGCTCGTTCCTTTATTTCCTCTTATTTCCTCTTATAAGCTCTCTGTTTCCCGTACACCGGGAAGGTCATGCTGCCGTCTTTGTTGCCGGTGTATCTTTCCCAACCGTCAATCTTGGCCATGATCGCTCCGATCTCATAGGAGTCGGATTTCTTAATGGAAGAGGATTCTTTGCCGAAACACTCGCACCAGATTTCCATGTTGCAGACAGTGTCTCTTTTCACGGTTCCCTTGGCTCCGATTTCACCACTGTTCAGGAAGGATCTTCTGTCAAAGAGATCCATGCTGTTCCAGTTTTCCGGCAGCAGTTTCTCCAGGTATTCCCTGACCAGTCCTTCACGCTCATCGGATTCCATTGCGACCGACTGCTCATCTGCCGCCTGCATCGCTTCATCACCTTCCATGATGAGCTTTTCTCCACTTGCGTTCAGTACCAGAGTTTCAGCCCAGATTTGATCCACTTCATCCTGTGTCAGCTCCCATGGCTTCTTCTTTCCGAGATTGACACGGAGCGGCCAGAAACGACGGTTACCGGTAATGTCCCTCAGGAATCCGCTCTCGGCATTGGTGGTGCCGACGATGATGCACTGACGGGGATGGTTTTCTACCGAAATGCCATAGGAAGCACGGTACTTGTCATCCACACGGCTGATGAAGCTCTTGATGGTTTCTACCTCAGCCTTTTTCATACCGGCAAGCTCACTCAGTTCCAAAATCCAGTAACCCTGAAGCTTTTCAGGGCCTGCCTTATCCTTCATATCCCCGATGGTCAGCGAATCTGAATACCATTTCCCTGCCAAGCGGGCAAAGAAGGTGGATTTTCCGATGCCCTGCGGACCGTTTAAGATAGGCACGGTATCGAACTTAAAGCCGGGGATATAGATTCTGCGCACAGCAGCTATCATGCTCTTCCTTGCCACGGCTCTCGTATAAGGCGTATCCTCAGCATTGAAGTAATCAATGTAGAGTCTTTCCACACGCTCCACGCCGTCCCATTCAGGCAGGCTGTCAAAGTATTCTTTGATGGGATGGTAGGCACGTTCCGCTGCTACCGCCTGAATCGCATCCTTTGTCTTCATCGGGGAATAGATGCCGTAGGTATCGGAGAGGTAGACCTTCATAGCGGAGTTATCCGTATCGTTCCAGCCGTCCTTGACCTGCTTCCAAGGCAGGCCGCCTCTGGCATCGATACCGTCACGGTGAAGGTTAAAAGCGATGTTTTTGAGCTTCGGATCATTATGGAGAATCAGAACGATGTTGTTCAGGGTCTCTTTAATGGAGCCGTCCTTTTCCAGTTCCAGATTCTTCGTCCAGTCGTTTTCTTCAACATTGAACTCTTCACCGGCAGCTTCCATCTTTGCTTTCAGGAGTTCCTTTTTGACCTTCTCATCTTTAAGTGCAAAATCGCACATCTGCTTGAAGCTTTTCTTCTCATCGTCGTTTCCGAAGCGATGAACCCTTACCAGGTCAAAAGAGTTGAGCAGCATTCCGGAGGCAGGGTCTGTCGCATGATGGGACATAGCAAACTTTTCTTCATAAATCAGAACACCGGCTGCGCTCTCGCCCTTCAGATAGTCATATCTTCCGGGAACTTTTGTTGAAGGGGCGTATACATCCCCTAAAAAGAATTCAATCGTGTCACGAATGGGATAGGCATTGCAGAATGCCCCAACGATACCGTCCTTCTGGAGCGGGTCCTTCTGCTTCTTCCCTGTGGTCTTCTCTTTGACCACGCTCTCGCGGCTGCTTGTAGGAAGCAGACTAATATCTTTCCAGTCGGGGTGAGCGGATAAATACTTATCCGGATCCAGCCACTCACCGTCAACCGATTCAAAAACATAAACACCGTTTGAAGGGCAGGACGGCAGATACATCAGCTGATTCACCTTATAACTGCACTCATCAAACTGATCGATGCCCCACTCTGCCGCAAAGTACCTGGCAATCGCCACATACTCATCCGGAGTGACATCACGGGTCAGCGGAATCAGAAGACGGAGTCTCGGTGCTTCGGGTGTGTGGGAATGGGTAGAATAGATATAGGATGTATAGGCAGAAAGCATTTCATAGTTTTCTACGAAATCTGCCAAAGCGTTATCCACATCAAGGGTAAGTACCGAACGGGAGACCACGTTCTCAATCTTCCTTCTGCCGCCCTTCAGTTTGCCGCAGACAAATCCACCTTTATCCTTAGCGACATCCCTGTCCGCTTTTTTCATTTTCTTATACTCTTCCACCGTTTCCGTAGTGCGGATGGGTGTTTCGAGTCTGTCCTTCAGTTCTTCCCATGTGGTGGTCTTATTCGACCAGAACTTGGCCATACAGCTGTTGCCGTAGGCAATCGCTAAATCACGCATTAAAATATTCCTCACTTTCAAGTTTTTCTGTACTGGTTTTTCTCAGGAGTTTGTCTACCTGAGATCTGTAATGCTCATAGGCTTCCGCACTTTCTAATCCGATCGTTGCGTCAAAGCTTCCCTGATTGTTGCCCAGATTTTCCGAAGACAGAAAGACGATGTCCGGTTCGGCAAGCACCAGCTTGGCATGCGCAAACGGGCTGACGTACATTTCTATGTCCGGATACCAGTTCTTATATTTCTGAGCAATTCGGGCGTACTTGGAGTTGACTATGATTGTCACGTTTTCGCTTCTGACCCGTAAAAGACGAGTGAGAAAAGCCATATTAGCAATGGAGTGCGAACAGATAGTAATGTTGCCGTCATGTTTCATTAATCGCTGAAGCCTTGTATTCCAGGTGACCCCGAAATTGGAAAGCTTCATTTTTCCTTCAACTACTATCCCTGCAGTATCTGTTTTCATTTCCATTTCGTCTTTTTCCATCTTTCTGTTATTTCGCTTTTATTCTTTTTCGCAGTTAGGCAGGATACCGTCTGCCTTCAGCAGATCATAAATGAAGAGTCTTCCCTTCTGCGTCCACTTGGTAATCATGCTGTTTCCGGCAGAGCCATCCGGGCGGGTGTAATTGTAAGTGAAGCTCTGGGTGTAGCCTTTTTCGGCATACTTCTGATACAGAATCCATTGCTCACCCTGCTTGAACTGAATCTTCTTTTCCTCAAGCCACTGATTCAGCTTGACAGCGCTCCAGCCGTAGTCTTTTGCAATAACAGTGACCTTCACCAAATCAGGACAGGCCAGAACCTTGTCGTGGTAGTCAGCTTTCGGGTGCAGCTCCGCAATCTGCTGTGCCTTGAAGGCACATTCAAGAGCCAGTCTTTCCTTCTCTTCACGTTCCGCTTTTAATGCCTGCAAGGCGTTGATCAGAACATCCGGATTCTGAAGCACCTCGTCGATAGCGTAGACACCATGCTTGCGGATGGAAGGAATCACCTCATGGGTAACCCAACGCTTAAACTTCTTAGCTTCCGGTTTGCGGCTACCGAGGATGAGGGAATAGAGACCTGCTTCATTCACGGCGTTTACCGGAAGTCCGTTGCTAGCACCCTCGATTGAAACTAGGGTGCGTTCATCCTCATCAAGACGATTAATAGCATCTGTAGCATTGGCAATCTCCAGCACCCTGCACACATCCGCTGCAACGAACCACGGCTCACCGCCTCTCTCTACGGTTCTTACCGCAGAACCCTCATACTCAAAAACCTGTAAACTTGTGTTGTGCATATCGGCACCTCCGTAAAATTTATTTCGTAAGGCACTCCCTTACACCAGAACAGGTTTTGACCCCGGTTTAACAACCCACTTTTTCAAACTTTTTTATTTTTTTCTTTCGTTTCTTCGTTCTCGTTCTGTTTATGCTTTCTGATAAAACTCCATCGTGTCGCCGTCAGCCCGAAGTACCAGTCCTTCTGCCCAGGACGGTGTCTGCCCCATAATGTCGCAGATTTCCTCAAGGCTTCCGTTCCCTTCGATGACCAGCTCATCATGAATGTGCATACAGATCCGCTCGTTTTTCAGATTTTTCATGGCATAGCAGAGGATGTCCCGGCTGGTTGCCTGCACAATGTTTTCCACCAGCTTTGGACCGTAGGTTTCCTGGCGCTCCCATTTCTTTGCCGTGCCGACACCTTCATATGTGATGGCATCCGAATCAAACTGATTTTTACCGATCCTCGGCTTTACATAGGCAAGCCGTCTGCCCGATGGCAGGGTTATAAAGAGGAAACCGGACTGATAGGAGAAAGTAAGATTGTTAAACACAACCGTGGTTTTCTTCTTCACCGCTTCCATAGCCGCCTTGTCCACGCTCCACCAGAATTTCACGATGTTCGGGTTGGCGTTTCTCCACGCCGTAACAAGCGGCTGAAGCTCCTCTTCAGCAAGTCCCATTTCCAGAGCACCCATCGCTTTTAAGGCACCGACTCCCCCGCCATATCCGAGGGCGAGTTCCGCAATTTTACCCTTTTGTCTCAAGTGTCCGTTTTCTCCGCCTTTTACAACCGGCACCTTAAACATCTGACTGGCCGAAGCACAGTAAATGTCACCGCCGGATACAAAAACCTCAGTTCTCCATTCTTCCCCGGCAAACCACGAAAGCACTCTTGCTTCAATAGCAGAAAAGTCCGCCTGCAGAAAGATGCTGCCTTTCTTCGGAACAAATGCTGTACGAATAAGCTGTGAGAGGGTGTCCGGTACATCGTCATAAAGCATCTTCACGGCTTCATAATCTCCACGCCTGACCAGTTCTCTCGCACCCTTCAAATCAGCAAGGTGGTTCTGGGGTAGATTCTGCAATTGCACGATCTTCCCGGCGAACCTCCCGGTGCGGTTGGCCCCATAAAATTGGAAGCAACCCCTGACACGCCCATCGGCGCAGACGGCATTCTCCATTGCCTTATATTTACTGACAGAGCTTTTTGCCAGTTGCTGACGAAGTGTCAGCACTTCCTTGATTTCTCCCTCTGCCTCGTTTGCCATTGCTTTGACTTCTTTTTTTCCGAGACTTTCTGTCTCCAGCCCGTTGTCCGCAAGCCACTCACGCATCTGCTGTACAGAATTGGGGTTCTCCAATTCAGTGATCTGCTGCATTCTTCTCTTTAATTCCTCTTTACTTCTGGTATCCATATCGATGGCATTGCGGGCCAGGACCATATCCAGCTCCACACCCCGGTCATTGATCTGCTGGTCAATAAACCATTCTTCCCAGACAAAGTCTGGTACAGGAAATTTGGAGAGGCTGTCCTGTATCTGCGTTTCCACTTCCACGTCACGAACGTTATATTTTTTGAAGAGGTCCCATTTCTCCGGTGCATCCTGCGGATAGTTTCTTGTGGCAGGGTTATTTTTCGTTGGCGTTCTCGGGGTGCAGAAGAAGCGGATCAGTTCTTTTCCCTCTTCTAATTTCTGCTTCTCAAGCCCTAGCACCGTTCCGACACCGGCAAGCGAAAGCGGCAGCCCCATATAGGCCGACCACACCATGGTGCATCGCCAGGATGAAGGGTCAAGGTAATCGCCCGTAAGCATCCCAAGGTAGCGGGATAAACAGACCCGCTCGAAGTTTGCATTGTGGGCAGTTTTTATAACGTCCTTTCCTTTTATTGCTTCTATGATTTCTTCCGGTATCCGCTCTCCGCAGGCAAGGTCTACAACTTCAACCTCGCCGTCATCAACGGAGTAACCGAACAGCAGTATTTCAAAATCCGGAGACTCGACATAGCGATAAACCCCGCCCTTCGCCAGGTCTGCGGATGAAAATGTCTCTATATCTATATGTATTGATTTCATTTGAACCTCCATAACGGCATAAAGGGTGGCCCGATACTCCGAACCACCCTGCCTTTTACTCGTTATTTGCCTTCTTCTTTTTTCTCTTATCTCTCAGAATCAGTATTCCCTGAACAACTGCCCCTAAGATTTGCCCGATCAACTGTCCGGCGCACACACCGCAGCAGATCGCAAGCATCATTTCCTGTGCATGTGTCATTTGATTTCCTCCGTCTTTTCTTCGGTTTTTGCTTTTTTCTTATCCTCAACCATGTCGAACAGCTCAAGAAGTATGCAGGCAGCAATATAGCCGCTCCAGACCTCCGGGTTTAAGATGCCGTACAGAAATACCCACGCACGATTTTCCGTAGGATAGAGCATGCCGGTGATGTTTTTCCCGTATTCATCGACGATCTCAAACATTTCATCAAGGTCAATTTCAAGGATATCGCCGTTTTCAGGCATCACTTTTCTGGCTTCCTCTTCGGAGCGGTATTCCCCGACTTCATTCATTTCCTCGTCATAGACGCACCAGATAACATTGCCGGACGGAATACTACGGATTTTTAGATGACCTGTGTTTTTGTACTTGATATGCTCTTCGATAGTCGCATGAAAAATCGGTGTACCGAAATTTAAGCAGATGCCATTTTCGACCAGTCTTGCACCGTTGCGAATAAAGCTCATTTTGCTTTCAAGCCATGGAACGTTGTGCATATATTTTTCGATAATACTCATAATCAATTTTCCCTTTCATAATGTGGGGCAGCAGGTTTTACCCCGCCACCCCTGTTTGGCACTTCCTTAGCTCAGGAAGTCGTCATCCTCGTCGGTTGCAAAATCTGCCTCAGCAGAAGCATGTCCGCCGAGAGGTTCACCGTCTGCAATCTTCTGGAGATTGTTAAGGGAACAGGCGATACCTTTATTACCGGAGCTGTTGAAAGCGTAGAAGGAGATAGACGCTCTGCCGTAAACTCCGGAATAGACCTCGCTGCGGTCGAGAATAGGCTGGCGATCAGCATCTACAATACCGGGAGCTGCCGTGTTGTTCGCATTTACGAACCAGCAGCCTGCATAGGCTTCATCATCAGGACGCTCGATATCGCCGTCACGAAGCGGAAGCTTGATTGCAGCCATAGGCGGTACGGTCTTGCCGTTGCCCTTGAGCTTTCCTGCACCCTCTTCGTATGCCGCCTTGATCGCCGCATTGATCTTCTCTACAGTCTTGGTATCAGACTTAGGGATGATGAGACTTACCGAATACTTCGGTGTGCCGCCATTGATTGACTTCGGTTCCCACGCATTAACGTAAGACCATCTGGTTTCCGGCCCTGTGATAACTTTCATAGGGTTCTTTACTGTGTTTGCCATAATTAATTTTCCTCCAATCTAAAATCTGTTTTGGCATTGTTGAGGGTCGGACGCTTATCGTCTTCCCTCACTAGAACAGGTTTGCCCTGGGGTTTAACAACCCATTCGCCTAAAATTTCTTCAAATTTTTTCTTCCCCAGCTGTTTTTGCATTTCGGTTATATTGAGAAGCTTCTGCTCATAGGGTTCAAAGCCTGCAGCAAGAACTCTCTTTGCCACTTCGGTTTCATTCACGTATTTTCTGATAGAGCGGCCTTCGACCACTTTGAATCCCGGCCACTGCTTTCCGTCGATTGCCTCCTGCAAAGCAAATTCCTTCACGTCGTTTGCCCAGGAAATAAGGTTATCCACCTTATCCAAAATGTCTGCGACTTCCTCATCGGAAAGAAGCGGAGGTGAAGCAAATTCATAGGATGCCAGCTCCAGGTTCTTCTTTGCTCTTTCCCTGCAGATATGTTTGGCTTTACAGAAGCGACACCAGTCGCCGGTAACGAACTCTCCGTTTCCTTCATCCGCTTTAATGGCAGCAGGCTTCAGAACATTTTCAGCCCAGTCGTAGAGTTCATCCCTGCTGATTTCATCTACAGAGATGTTCTGCTTTCTCGGCTGATAGATGGTCATCTGCACCTTGTCGATGTCATATAGAGCATCGAAGATTTCCAAAGCGCCCAAAGCATAAATTCGCATCTGCGTGTTTCCGACCGCCGACACCTCAACACCCATGCCGTACTTGAAGTCCACCACATTTAGGACACCGTCTGCGATAATCAGACAGTCGGCAGTGCCAAAGCCATCCTTGACGAACCGCTCATATTCAATGTGCTGTTCCACCTGAACGACCGGGTCTTTGCAGGTCTTCTTGGCTTCGGAAAGAAGCTCCAGAACGTAGTCCCTGTATCCTTCGGCACATTCCTGCATCTCGGCATTGTAATAGGTAAGGTTTTCTATCGGATCTTCCGTAGGCAGTCCAAGCGCCTGTTTCAATAAGTGCTCACATAAAGAGTGAGCGTCGGTACCCTCCTGGGCAAAGGAACTACTCTGGTCGGGCATATCCGCACAGAGCTTTGCCGATGGGGTACAATGGATCCAGCGTTCCGAACTGCTGGGTCCTTTTTCACTATGTGCTCCCATTATTCGATCTCCTTTACTTCTTCCAGTAAGGCGGCATACTCTTCTTCTTTGATCTCGGACAGCTTGTTCCCGCCGTGCTTCACAAGCAGTGCTTTCACCTCAGCGGTATGTCCTGCACCGGACTTAGCGGTAAGCGCCTGCCTTACCTCTTCGAGGGTGATTTTCTTTTCGGCTACCTTTTCAGGTTCCGCTTTCTTTTCTTCCTTGACCGGTCCGGCCTTTACTTCCTCATCTGATTCCATAGCTTCAACAAGTGCGCCTAAGGAATCAGCAAGGGCACGGATGTCATCCAGGACATCCTTATACATCTTGATTCTGCTCATCTTTGCCTCCGTTCTTGATTTTCCAAATAAGCTCCATACCGATTTCGGCTAAATCAGCAAGGCTGGTAATTCCAGCCCCTACCGACTGCAAATCTTTAATTATCCTCATCAGCATCGTCGGCACCCTCCCCCGTATACTGGTCAAGAACGTCCATCGCTGTGTCCATAATCACCTCAACAATGTGAGGGCAGATTCCCAGTCTGTCGCTGACAATTTCCACAAGATCCTCGAACCCGAACTCTTTACAATCCTTCTTTTCGGAAGGCTCAATGCCTAAGGTGGCAATGAAATGGCTGATTGCCTTTTTTGTGGTCTCGACCTGTTCCATCGCAGCCTGAAGCATATCCAGGGCTTCCATCTTCTGGTCAAAGCTCATACCGTCGTACATCTTTTTCTGTTTTTCCATGTTGGATTAATCCTCCGTTTTCAAAATATCGTTGAGGAGATGTTCCTCTGCTACCAATGGGTCACACACACATCTGATGGAAATTCCCAGTTCAGTTGCCCTTGCAATTTCACGGCTCATTCCTGATGTGATTTGATTTCCAACTACCCAAAGCTCATCGGCTTTTTCAAGGGAACATAGTCCCGCTCTGATTCCCTGTTCACGCTCGTTCTCATCGTCATCCGACAAAAACTGCGGATACAAAAGATGTGGACAGATCACTGCATAGCCCTCTTCCACTGCTCTGCGGCACACACGTCTTGCAAGCCTCTGATTCTTTTCCGTATCGCCCCTGTAAGGCGAACAAACAAATACTGTTTTCATCTGGCTTTACCTCCTTTCTCGCATTTGTCTAAGGCGAGAGGAGCGTTGGTTGTTTACTCCTCTCACCTAATCAGGTTTTGAGGGGTATTTAACAACCCGATTCTTCAAAAAACTTTCTAAGTTTCTTGATTGCTCTGACCAGCGTCTTATGAACAGCCTGCTGGCTGACCTTGGTTCCGTCTGTTTTCTCTTGGGTCAGAATCTTTGCCACTTCGGCTTCCGTTCTGTTGTCGTAATAAAGGGTGACGGTGCGGCGCTCATTATCGGTAAGGGTCTTCAGCCCCGCTGCCAGGATTCTGAGCTTCTGTTCATGCTCCTGTTTTGCAAACATGTCCTCGACGAAGTCTGAGTAAGGAACTCTCAACTGACGATGTACTCCCGGATTTCCCTGTGCGTTGAGTTTTGCTTCCGATGCTTCGTCGTCAACACTCCCCGCATGATGCGCCTGATTCCTCACGTCTGCATTGTGGTTCAAACGGTAATCCCCGATTGTATCCAGGACATAATCCCAGGGAAGGTTGTCGAGATCGTAGATTTTTACGTGCCTGTTGGCTAAAGCATCTTCACCGAAATCCAGGTACTTGACCTCGTGAACACCGAAAACAGTACTGTGCTCACCATCGGTGCAGATGAAATAACCATTTTTATAAACGGAAAGGGACGCTGTCTCAGCGACAATTTCTTCTCCGGATTCACGGAGTTTCTTTGCTGTAGGACGATTGGTTCTGGTGGTGATTCCCACGGCATCCTTGAGCTGCTTGAATGTTTCGAATTTTTCTTTAGAAGTTTTCATGTTTTTTCTCCTTTTTTCATTTGCCTTTCTTCAAAGGTGTAGAATTGTTCACAAATCTGTGATATAATAGGTTTTAGTAGGATTTGTTGTGTTCCTACTGGTAAAAATTATCCCAGAAAGCCGTATTGCTCGGCTCTTGCGTGGGACTTGATTACGACTTGATTTAGGCTTGCAAAGGCTTGATTCGACAAAAAGAGACAATCAAAGGAGACAAAAAATGGTTTTGTGTTTCGGAACTTTTGCGTCCACCCTGCGTTTTGCAAGACTACAGAGTGTGACCGATAAGCAGCTAATCGGCTCGATGACTCGAACCGTTGACAAAAATTGCAGATATATTGAAAAGGGAAATGATGATTCCGTTTCCCGGCTTTATGCCTGTGAGGGAAATTTCCCAGATGCAGAAATCGAACCAGGAGTTGAAGTAGTTCGCAAAGCTGGAGAAACGTTAAGTCTTGTTTTGCCCCTGGCTCGGAAAACAAAAGTAGAAGATATTGCGGATGCGTTTTTTGATGCCGTCATTCCGCTTCTGGATGAAGACAAAAAAAGACCGATGATTCTAGGTTTGCTAGACATCATCGGTCGGGATGAATTATTGGATTTTGAAAAATCTGCTTCATTTAAGAAGTATGTAGGAGTAACGAAAGCTGAATTGCTCAAGCAGAACAGATTCGATCTATCTGATTTGCTCCCCGGATTATTCCTGTATTCCGTTGTTTGTATAAAAAACACCTATGAGAAAGGCATTTCAAGAGAGCTGACGCAAGAATGGTTTGACGGATTGAACGGAGACATAACGGTTTTGGATAGAATAGAAAAGGAAGAGATTTGTGAACCGGTAATAGCGGCTCCTACTCCCGTCCCTCCTCAACCATCCATCAGTCTGAATTTTTATGGGCCGGTTCAAAACGTTAACCCTTCAGCTACAACAGTAATAACAAACAACAACTATTACAATGGCGTAAAGGAGGGTGACAGCGAATGAGTGACTTATCTGCAAAAGAAATAAATTTTAATGCTCCGGTTGAGAACGTCAATCCTAACGCAACGACCGTCACAACAAACAATATCTTTCTTTCAGAGACCAACTCATCAGGAACTGATACCCCGCTCCCGCAGAGCAAAGAATATTATCACCTCTTTGTTATGGGGATCGAACAATTTCCGAAAGTTGGATATTATCATTTTAATGTACAGCCGAAAGATGCTTTAACAATATACATTTCAGAAGAGACGAAAGAAAAATACCAGCACCTCACACCGGACGTAATACCTGAATTAAAATCTTTTCCCGCCCTTTTTATGCAGGAGAATCATGGACCGGATTATGGTCAAGCCGCTCCGGAACAGTATGTCAGTAAAGGTGTTGTTACAAATATTTCCGTAACTGATAATGGAATAAGAATTGACTGTGCATTAACGGGTTGTTTCCCTCAGCAGCTTATTAATCAATATTCTGATGAATTTGCTGTGGTTACGAGAGGTGCTACAAAAAGATTTAGTGAAATAAATTCAACACACTGGACTATAAAAAGGATGAACCTTGAGCTTATCCTGCAAGAATGCGGAATATCCTTATGTGTATAATCCACTACGGAACCTTCGGGTTCTACTATTAACAGATTTTTCAGGAGGAAAATAAATTGAACAGTGAAGCAAATAAGACGGATTTTATTCCTGCAGAGATGGAAAAATGGGTTAACTTATCTGATGTTGCTGAACACCTAAGCGTTAGTCAGGATACTGTCAGGGCGTGGATAAGGGATGAAAAGATACCCTATTGCAGAGCAGGAAAGCAATATAAGTTCCTTTTGTCGGAAGTTAATACAGCCTTACGAGAAGGTAAACTGGTTTAAACAGAAAATGAGGTGATGTCATGCCAAATAAAATGCCCGCCGAAATTAGAGAAATATTACTTAATGATGCTACATTTCATGGGGTAACAATTGATAATCTGACACTTGTAAATTTCTTTTATGGAAACAATGGCAGCGGAAAGTCAACTATCGGAAGAGCCATCAATGGCGGGTCTGCAATCAAGTCAAAGATAACCTATGACAGAGATAAAACAGCCGCTAATTATCGGACTCTTGTCTATAATCAAGACTATATTGCAAAGCTCATTAATAACGCAGGCGACATTCCGGGAGTGTTTACTTTTCATACGGCTGAAGACGAAAGAATCGAAACTCAGATATCGGAAATAATGCCGATGAGAATGGAGTACGCTAACAAAGTAAATGCGACTCGTGATCTTCTCGCAGACTATGAGAAAAAAGCGGCTGGACGTGTTTCTTCTTATAGAGAGATTTTCTGGCAAACAACGGACAAAGTTCGCCAGCGTTTCAGTTCCTTTGTTTCTGGTCTTCTTCGTGGAAAAGACGCTTTTATAAGGTAGGCAGCCAGTACGGAATTACTGCAATCACCTCAAGCCCCTTCTCGTGGGCCTCTGTACAGACTGCAGTCATTAGAGAAACATAATCGGCAAAGTGCTCTTCGTCAACCTCTCCGGAAGTATACCACTCAATGTCGTACACAGCGGAATTGATTCTTGCTTTCTTCCCTACTCTATCATTGTATTCGGCCAGCGGTTTTATCGTCCATTCGATGACCTGATCCGCATCTGTCCAGTTCTCACCGAAAAGCGCCGCCGTTTCAATGCCCTGTTCCCGCAACGAAGAAACCAGTTCCGGCATCTCATCCCCCTCAAAGTCTGATGGGAAGAAACCTTGGTGGATCCGGTCAATACGATAATCCTTGAGCTGCTCCATCACACTCAAATCATCAAATAGTTCACGGTTCCAGCTGTAGACGCTTGTCTCCTGCTTACTTTCATTCACACCGCTTCCACAGCTACAAAGCACCATCAAAACTCCAATAAGCACTACGCTCAGTATCTTCTTCATTTTACGCCACCACACCTACAAGTTCCATTAATTCCTTCCATTTTCCATCAGACGTATAAAGCTGCTCAGTTTCAAAGAATACATCCACAGGCTTCAAATCCTCTAAAGCAGAAATGAGATCCTGTGTTTTTCTTGAAAGCTTGCTAACGGAACTGACAATGACAAGATCTATTTTCCCTGCCTTGCAATCCTCTATCATCTGACAAAACGCCTTTCTGCGCATGGGAGGTGCATAACCCATATCAGAATAAACACCCGCAAGCTCCCAGTCAGGCCGCTTTTCGATTCGCCATTTTAACCTTCTATGCTGCGTTTCAAATCCAAATTCATCCTTAGCGCGGATGTACATTGCTACCCTTATTGACATATTTTCCTCGCTTTCTCCGGCCTTGTTCTTGCCGGTTGATTTTCTCCGGCACCCCTGTTTCCGGGTTACGTATATAGATCAATACCTAAGGAGGAAAGTCAAGAAAACTATTCGTTTTTAAGTTTACATCTGCCCCTTATTCGCCCAAGCCCTGAACTCGTCATAATCAAGGTTCATGGCTCCACAGAGTTCCTGCCCGATCTGCCTGTGGCACTTTCCAACCGTTTCAAAATATTCATCATCGTGATCTATCTCCAGGCTCTCAGGAATTTTTGCTCTTAACTTTTCTGTGGCCATTACCATATCGTATTTATTGCTCATTCCAATAATAAACTTGTACTTTTCGTCTACCCCGGCTTCACAGTTTCCAAAAATAAACATGACCGCATCTTCCCAGTAGCATTTATTGCTGTCCAGTAAAACGTCGTACTTATCCACGTCCATGCCACCGGCGGATAGGATGGATATTACCGTCGCAAAAGCCGCCAGTTTCTTGGCACCCATTTTTGTCGGCCACTGCTGGTCGTCACCGAACCGGCCAACTTTAACAGAACATTCCCACTCGTTAGAGCGGCCAAAGCTGTATTCCGGTTTGCCGACAATTTTCTTGTCAGAAAGAATCTGCAGCTGATTTACCGCATCGGACAAATCCGGCACCATCTTAAGTCCGGTCAAATCGAAGAAGTATCCGTTCCTCTGCAGATACCACAAGGCGCTTGAAGCCGCCATGGATTTTGCCATGCTTCTTGTTTCTCTTTTCGATTCAGCCCGTTGAATCCCATCCGGGGTTTTGTACGTCAAAACGCAGTAATAGCTGTCCCTGCCTTCTTTACTTATATTATACTCCGGCATGGTGCCGTACTTCTTCTGGTGCCAGTTATTCAGTTCATCATAATAGTCCGGGTTACTTTCATCATAAGCATCAAAGTCGAAATGGATATCCAGGAGCTTCTCTACCACGGTTTCCAGGATCTCATAATTCCACTCGCAGTCCAGTGCCAGCGCACCTACGATTGCCTCCATCAAATCTTCCTTAGGAGACAGACTTTTGTCCATTCCATTGTCAATATCGACTTTTCCGAAGCGGATATACTTATCCAGTCCCAGGGCTTCTGCTCTATGCGCCAGATAGTTTCCTTCCACAAACCGCTTTTTCGTCTGTGTGAGTTTTCCGGAATTCATATCGCAGTAGAAAAGACGACCATCATCACCTTTATTACAAAACCGGCTGTACTGATTGAAAAGGCAGCGCACCATTACATATTCAATCACACGGTCCCCGGCAAATTCCAGGGCATCATTATCGGCAAATGTCTTGATTTCCGCAGCATAAGATTTCCGGGTAAAAGCCTGGATCAGGAGCCGCTCGTTACAGAACTTATACCCGATGACAGAAGTAATTGTTTTTACAATTGCTTTTTCCGGTGAGTCTTCCGGGAACTTCGTGTCCTTCCAGAAATGCTCCTCCATGTGCGGTTCAGTCCAGTCAACAATCTGATCCTCTCTGGGCTCTTCAAGCTGTTTTCTCTTTTGCTCACGCGCAAAAGCTACTCCGGGATTGGCCCGCAGTTCATCCTCTTCAGATGGAATGATAATACCGTTTTCTTCCTTAAACATAATAAAAAACCTCCGTACAAAATATAAATGTACGAAGGCGTAGCGTTCTTTAAATACTTTGTGAACCATATACCAAAATAACTGAACAAGGAGAAGGAGGACTCCTTCTTCAATAATGTCAGTCACAAGTATGCGAGAAACACAATTCTGATATTTTTCGTTCATCAGCTCTCCACCCTGTTCCGTCAAAAGGAACAAACCAGAGAATCTTCTGAAAGACCAATATCATAATACGGAGCGGCAGGCAATCAGCTCACCGCTCCATTACGCCTTCGCAAAAAATATTATAACACAGAATTTTTCTTCTGTGTATCTTTTTATCTTATTTTGTTGCTCCCCAACTCCGCCCACAAATCAACTAAAAAAGGAACCAAGGAAAACAGGGGAACAAAGAAAATAAAGAAAACAGTAGAGAAGTTGGGGGCGTGGTGGGTTATTCTATCGGTTCTGCTTCCTTGATTACAAATTCTCTTTTATAACATTTGGGGCATTCTATTTCAATCGAGTATGAGCCAGGAACATTTAATGATGTAATGTTTTTCACATTATTACCGAAATGATACGATCCAAACACAGCTTCTCCTTTTTCGGGTTTGATAAAGCTCCATTCATATTCATTTCCACATCTTAAACATTTTTGTTTTCCGCTAAAATGGATTGCTATAATTCACCTGCCAAGATTTTTTAATCTCACCGCGTCTTCGGATATTCCGCATCCCAGTTTCGCTTGGCTTTTACTGTCATGCTTCGATGGGTTTGGGTTGATGAGAAATTGAGGACATGTCCGTTCTTGGTTTTTTGGTGTCGATACAATCAGTATTTAAAAATTTTCATTTATCGGAACAATGTCAAAATTTCTATCGTGATATTCTTCAGCGCCTAAACGAAATTTGTATTCTTCCGTACCGATTGATAGATCAAAGACTCTGAAATCAATATCATCACCAATCATCCTCTCTATCGTTTTCTGATACAACATTACACCAGGTGAATATCTATTATATCGGCGGTCAAAACCAGTTCTGTGCCAACATACTCTTTTTTTCGCGCTGTCCAAATATCCTTGCAACATTGCCACGGGGGTGTTATCTATTTTATGCGCTAAGAGCGGAACGTCGTTTTATGTGAATGAAGTAGAAGGAACCTTTCAGAAAGGCGCTGATGTTTTTGGAACAGTGGTTTCGAAGATCCATAGAAACGGCGTGCTTATTTGGGAAGAAAGTGAGTAGCAAAAATGAAGTGGAAAATTGCAGCAATTATTCTTTTCATCCTTTGGTGCATTACGTTTTGTCTTTATATAGAAGCAAGGCCAGTGCTTCAGAAGATGAACGGCCAGACCTTTGGGATTCCTGACGGATGGCATCTGGAATTTCGAGAGGACACGGGAGAAACACTGATCGTTCAGGATGCGCCAATGGAAAATAAATATAGTAAGTAAACACGATAAAAATCTGGAAACTCGTTAGAAGCAGGGGCACTTTCGCCTCTGTTTTTATATTACACAGCTCTCTTTTGAGAGCGGAAAGGAGACCAGCTATGAATCAGAACGCAAAAGTGAAATTGTGGTTTAAAGCAGCGGGCATTCGTGCCTTAAAAACTGTCTGTCAGACTGCAATTGCGACCATCGGTACTGCCGTTGTGCTTTCCGATGTGAACTGGATTGCTGTAGCATCCGCATCCGTCTTAGCGGGCTTATTGTCGATGCTGACCAGTTTATCCGGACTGCCTGAAGTTGATGCAGCTATTGAAGGTCAGAAGGCAGAATAAGATTCACGGGCGGTGGGGGATAAAACCTCTGCCGCTCAATTTATTTGGAGGAGAAATACGCTATGGAGAATTTTCGTTTAATCGTTGAGATCGCAGGGGGTCTTGCAGTTTTGATTGCACTCTTTGCACCAATCTATAAAAGCGTAAAGAAACAAATGAAGAAAGTGGAGCTGGTGCAGGATGCCCTCATGGGTCTTTTGCATGACCGTATCTGCCGATTGTGTGAGTCATATCTCAGAAAAGGTTATGCCACCAACGATGAACGGGAACAGCTCCAGGTATTGTACACGCCATACAAGGCGATGGGTGGCAACCATAATGCCGAATCTTTATATGAACAGGTAATGGAGAAGCTGCCCTTGGAGAAACAGAAAGATACGAGGTAACCCATTATGAGTAAGTATTTAAAAGGTATTGATATTTCAAGCTGGCAAGCTGGGATGAACGTGGCAGCCGTTCCCGGAGACTTTGTTATCATGAAGGCTACCCAGGGAACATGGCTGGTGGATAAAAGCTGTGATACTTTCTATCAGCAGGCAAAGAAAGCAGGAAAGCTGAGAGGCGTGTATCACTACGCAGAAGGCGGAGATGCTATTGCCGAAGCCGACTATTTCCTCAGAAACATTGAGGGATATATCGGAGATGCAATTCTTGTCCTTGACTGGGAGTCTACAGACAATCCGACTTTCGGGAAGAACGATTTTAACTGGTGTAAAAAGTGGCTTGACCGTGTTTATGATAAAACCGGTGTAAGGCCTCTGTTATATTGCTCTGCAGCATTCAGAAGCAGATTTAGCGGCATCGGGGATTATGGCATGTGGATTGCCCAGTATGCAGACAATGACCCGACTGGCTATCAGGAAACACCATGGAATGAAGGAGCCTATGACTGTGCCATCCGTCAGTACAGCTCCCACGGCAGACTTTCCGGTTATTCCGGTAATCTTGACCTAGACAAAGCATACATGGATGCAGAAGCCTGGGGCAAGTATGCCAATCCGAAGGGCGGCACAAAGCCCACACCTGCGCCTGCGCCAAGCGGAGATAAGTCCGTGGACACATTGGCCAACGAGGTCATTGATGGCAAGTGGGGCAACGGTGACGACCGTAAGAAGCGTCTGACAGAAGCCGGATACAGCTATAGCGATGTGCAGGCAAGAGTCAACGAGATTCTCGGTTCATCTTCTGCAACCTACTACACCGTAAAGGCTGGAGATACGCTTTCCGGTATTGCGGCGAAGTACGGTACGACCTATCAGAACCTTGCCAAAGTCAACGGAATCAGTAATCCGAATCTGATTTATCCGGGTCAGAAAATCAGGGTAAAATAGTTATCGGGGCGGCTCAAAACCGCCCTTTATTGGCTTTCTTAGGACACAATTAGTTATCAATTCGTTCCTACTATATAACTTGCATTATTGAATTATCTATGGCTATATGATCACTACCCAAAGACAAGGGAGGTGATCCAAATGCAAAAAACTAAAAAATTTCGCTTTGACTGGGTTGTTAAAACGGGGTCCATTCCTGATATAGTGAAGGGCTGTTATACTGTCGAAGTGGAAATCTCTCGACACTCGGTGTAAAAAGCCGGGTGTCATTTTTTTTACCTTCCGACATCAAAAGAGTCCAAGCAACAGGGTTTATTTACTGAGAAAGGAGCGGGACCCATGAAGAAAATACAGAAGATTGTTGTTTCCGGAGATGGACAGCAGAAAGCTACATCACATCAAAGCGCAACAACTCAATCGAAACAGAAGATTAGAGTGGCGGCATACTGCAGAGTAAGCACGCTAATGGAAGAACAGGATCTTTCCTACGATAGTCAGGTAAAGTACTACAAAGCCTTTATTGAAAGCAGACCGGATATGGAGCTGGTGGAAGTCTACGGCGATCACGGCGCTTCCGGACTACGGATGGAAGAAAGGCCTGAATTTCAGAGGATGATAAAGGATGCAATGGATGGAAAAATTGATGTTATTTACACCAAGTCGATTTCTAGATTTGCGAGAAATGCGAGGGAATGTGAACAGGTGCTTGAACAGCTTTGTGCCAAAGGCGTGTGCGTAATTTTTGAAGAGCAGAACATCAAAAGCACGGACTCACAATTCAGCCTGGTACTTAAGCTATTGGAGAGCATCGCGCAGGAACAGAGCAACAGCCAGAGCCAGTCGATCCTCTGGTCGGTGGACAATAACGCAGCCCTCGGCAGACCTGCCTACAAATGCTGCTTCGGATATGTCAAAGAAAATGTGGAAGACAAAACGCTTACCGAAAGAGAGCGGCATACCTGGAGCGTCAACGAGGAAGAAGCGGTTATGGTCAGAACCATGTTCGACATGATTGAAAGCGGGGAATCGACCTACGATGTGGCCAGGCGCATGAACGAGATGGAAGCTGAGAGAGGTGGCAGCATTGAATGGAAGTCCTGCAAAATCCCCTGGATGCTCAGAAACATCGCCTACAAGGGAGACATTCTCACCCACAAGACAGTGGTGAAGGATTACATTTCCGGTAAGGCGGTGAAGAACGAAGGCTACAGAGAACAGTACTACCTCAAAGGTCACCATCCCGCCATCATCGGCGAGGAGCAGTTTGAAAACGTCCAGAAAATTTTAGCATCAAGAAGTAAAAAATGGAAGGAGAAAAGATCCTAATGAACGTGACACGCATTGCCGCAAAACATCCGGATGTGTTTATTGAACAGTCCGGCATGAGAGAGAATGTACAGATTATCAGAAGAAGAGAACTGCCGGTCGAACAGAGACCCAAGCTGAAGGTCGCTGCCTACTGCAGAGTTTCCACCGACAGAGAGGAACAGGAAACCAGCATCAAGATTCAGATGGAAACCTATCAGCAGATCATTGAGGAACATCCCGACTGGGAGCTTGCGGAGATTTACGCAGACCCCGGTGCGACCGGCTTGATGGCATCCAAACGACCTGATTTTCTTCGAATGATCGAGGACGCCAAAGCCGGAAAAATCGACATCATCCTTGCAAAGTCCATTTCAAGGTTTGCCAGGAACACCGAAGACACGCTCAAGTACACCAGAATGCTTCGGAGCATCGGCGTAGGGGTCATTTTCGAGAAGGAAAAAATAGACACGAGAAGTTCTACCTCGGAAATGCTTCTGACCATTTATGCCGCTTTCAGCCAGGAAGAATCCCACGACATTTCCGAATGGTCAAAAGTCGGCATCAGAAACGATGCGGCCAGAGGCAAGACCCGCTTCCATAAACTTTACGGCTATACCAGCAAGGGCAAAGACAAGTGGATCGTTGTGCCGGATGAAGCCGAGATCGTGAGGAGAATCTTCAACTCCTACATTAAAGGCGCTTCTATCAGAGAGATTGCGGAAGAGCTGAATGCCGAGGGCATTCCCACCAAGGAGGGCGTGAATTGGAAAAGTTCAACGCTGTCCAGTATCATCCAGAATGAAAAGTACGCGGGGGATTACCTTTTCCAAAAGACCTATGTTGATGACTTCCTGACCAAAAGGTCAGTGAACAACACAGACGCAAAACTCCCGCAGTACTACATTACCGATAATCACGAGGCGCTGGTTTCAAAGGAAGTTTTCGCAGAGGCACAGAAAATCATGCACATGAGAAATGTGTATAAAGGCGCAAACCTGTATCCCTACTACGGTTTTCTCATCTGCCCCGAATGCGGAACACCTCTGGTATGCTTTGTCCTTCAGATGCAGACATCCACACGCTGTTGGGTCTGCCCCGGACATAAAGACGGGGTAAAAAGAAAAGACCGTGCCGACTGCAAACCCTTCACCTTCTACGAGAAACTGATTGACGAAGCGGTCAGAAGAGCGATTTTAGGGCTTAAGAACATGAAGGGCGTGGAAAAAGATGAGCTGGAAGGCATCCAGGAGAAGATCAAAGAAAACGGCAGGATAGAACGCTGGTACTTGAAAACGCTGGTGAAGAACATCACCTTCCCGGACTACGAGCACCTGACCGTCAACTGGAAGGACGGCAGGAAGGTGACCGTTCCGCTTACGATTAAAAGGTACTGGTTCCACCCTTATCCGGAAATCGGAGAAAAAGGGAACGGCTACATTGAGTACGGAGGTGAACAGATGGTACTTCGACGCTTAAGCAAAGTGCAGGATTGCATTGCAGGCAGAAACCGCTGGGTCCAGGAACTGGAGATTACGATGCCGGATGCCGAAGATCCGATTCAGGTTCCGGTAGTAAGGAAAGGAAAGTAAAAAATGCAGATCATACCGCAGGGAAACGTAAAAAGAGACAAGGTGCTGAGAGTCGCAGCCTACTGCCGAGTCAGTACCGACAAGGAAGAACAGGAGAAATCCTATGACAGTCAGGTGGAGTATTTCACCGAAGTAATTCAAGGTAATAAGAAATGGGAGTTTGCGGGCATTTACGCTGACCTCGGTGGCAGTGGAGTAAGCGCAGACTTCAGACCTGAATTCCTACGAATGATTGAAGATGCCAAGGCGGGGAAAATAGACCTTATCCTTTGTAAGAGCATTTCCCGATTTGGCAGAAACAGTCTTGAAGCGAAAGAGTACGCTTATCTTTTGAAGGGACTTGATGTGGAAGTTCAGTTCGAGCGTGAAGGACTTTCCACCTTTGATCCCCATGCTGAGATGGTCTTCAACTTCCTGACCGCTGTGGCAGAGGAAGAAGCCAAAAGTACCAGTGAGAACGTCATTTGGACCTATGAGAAGCTCGGAAGGCAGGGAATCCGTCACCTCGGGAACAATAGAGTCCTCGGCTACAATGAGATTGACGGTGTGCTGACGCCCAATGAGCAGGCGTGGATTCCGAAGCTGATCTTCACAAGATTTGCAGAGGGCAAAAGCTATGCACAGATTGCGGATGAGCTGGAAGAAAAAGCAGCCGGAAGACTTAGATGCGACAGCAGATTTACTCAGACGCAGCTTCTTCGGATTCTTCAGAATGAAATCTACGTAGGGGACAGACGGATTCAGAAGAAACCGCACATGGATTACAAAACTAAGAAGCCGAAGTGGGGAGAGGAATACGAGAGCTTTTATGTGGAAGACGACCACGAAGGCATTGTCATTCGTGAAGTGTGGGAGACCGTTCAGAAACGGTTGGAAGAAACGAGAACCCTCCGTGACAACGGTGTTTTCAGAAGGCATAATTCTCATTTCCTTTTTGGCAGAATCCTCTGCGGGGAATGCGGTGAGCCAATGATCCGCCGGACTGATAACAGCAAAGGAAACAGTGCAGTTAGCTGGATATGCAAGGACAGACGGAAAGGAAAGAAAGGAAACGGCTGCAAGAACCTGATTATCCCTGAGAATGAGTTGCTGGAAGCTCTTTCAGAGACGCTCGGGGTAGAATGGCTAGGGGTTGAGAGTGCGAAAGAAAGTGATTTTGATTCGCTAAAAACTGTGAAGATTTTTGACGATGGGAAAATTGAGATTGAACTTCATGTCGAAAGAAAAACGGCATAAGCGACTACGACCCGGTTAGCAGTGTTCCAGTAAGATTTGAGTGACTGCTGACCGGGTCTTTTGCTTTGTTATTTATTGCTGTTTGATATAAGCTGTGAAGAGGGCGATGTCTCCTGCTCTTATGATTTTAATGTTGCTTAAATTACCTTCAAAGAAATTGGGCTTCATACCGAGGTTGAACATAAACATACTGCAGCAGCTCTCTGTGAATTTATGATTATTTTTTACCGCTTTGCTAAATAGGGAAACGAGATCACCATATTGGTAAGCTTCTGGAGACTGCGTTTCGATTAAATAATCTCTGTCGATATATTTCAAGTAATCATCTTTAACAAAGAACTGAAGATGTTCGGACATGGAACCGCAGGTTGCGGCTGATCCTTTCTCAGAGTATTCCAAGAGAAGACGGGAGATGTTTTCTTCGGTTACCAAAGGTCTGGTTGACTCCTGAAAAATAATGGTGTCTGTTTCTTTACATATCCCTTTGAAATAGTCAACAGCGCTTTTCACGGATAGTATTCCTGTTTCGCCTGACGGGAGTACTTTTTTTAGTTTAGTGATTCCGAATTGTTGTGCGTATGAAAGAACGATGTCTTCCCATCCTTTGATGCATACAACAAAAATTTCATCAATGGCCGGATGCTTCTGATATGCTTCCATAGCATATATGATGATCGGTTTTCCGAAAACAGAAATAAACTGGTTAGGAATGTTCTGTTGATTCCTGGTGGACTTGCCTCCGGCAAGAATGACCGCAATGTTCTTATGCCCATCTGAAGCAGTGGGTGATTCATACTTTATAGGTGCAACTGATGCTCCTGCTACAAGCTCCTCTACTGTGGTGTTCAGAGCCTTCGCAAACAGAGCGAGTTTCTTTGAGGATACACCGTTTTCTCCGGATTCGATTTTTGCAATGGTTGATTTTGATGTGTATCCCATTGCTGTTGCCAGGTCTTGCTGCGACATTTTAAGTTCAAATCTTCTCTTTTTTATATTTGTTCCGATCCCCATATTGGCCTCCGTCAGTTTATCATACTCGATTCCGGATTAGTTTTTCCGAAGAATCCGAGATAGATATATTATAAATCAACTTATGGTGATTTTCAAGAGGAAAATTGTAAATTTTCTATGAAAAGGTTGATTTTTCGTCTTTTATGTGCTATACTATACTCGCCGTTGATTATTTAACGGTCAGTTTTGTAATCCAATAGTTTAAGGAGACATAAATCGATGAAAGCATTGATTCTTAATTCAGGACTTGGACACCGTATGGGCGTCCTAACTTCGGAGCATCCGAAGTGTATGACTGAGATTTCCGCAAAGGATACGATTTTGAGCCGCCAGCTTCGGTTGTTGGCAAAAGCCGGTATCGAAGAAGTGGTCATGACGACAGGTTATTTTGACGAGATTCTGGTCAATTACTGTCATTCTTTGAATCTACCCTTGCATTTCACCTTTGTAAACAACCCGCTCTATGCGGAAACAAATTACATATATTCTATCTATTGTGCGAAGGACTATCTCAGAGATGAGGATATCGTCTTGATGCACGGTGACCTTGTGTTTGAGGAATCTGTGCTTGATGATATTCTGGAGTTTGAAGACAGCTGCATGAAGGTTTCATCTACAATAGCACTGCCGGAAAAGGACTTCAAGTCTGTTGTTCATGATGGCAGAGTGTATAAGGTCGGTGTTGAATTCTTTACCGATGCAATGGAATCTCAGGCTTTATACAAGCTGAACAAGAAGGAATGGAACAAGTGGCTTGATAAGATCTGTGAGTATTGTGAGAACGACAAACGCAAATGCTATGCTGAAGTTGCATTTAACGAAATCTCCGAAGACTGCGCTATCTATGCTTATGATGTAAAGGATCGTCTCTGCTCTGAAATTGACACGCCGGAAGACCTAGCTGTTGTGTCCGGCAGACTGCATGAAATTGAAAATCGCACGGTTTATATGTGCTTCTCAACCGATATGGTTCATAGCGGACACATCGCTATTATCAGAAAAGCCCAGAAGCTCGGCAAACTGATCATCGGTGTACTTTCCGATGAGGCTGTTGCTTCCTATAAGCGTTTCCCGCTGATGCCGTATGAGGAAAGAAAAACGGTGTTTGAGAATATTGCCGGAATCGAGAAAGTTGTTGAGCAGAAAGAACTCAGCTATGCAGACAACCTGCGTAAGTTCAGACCGACTTATGTGGTTC